CCTCGCCTTGGCCTTCGCCTTGGCCTTCGCCTTGGCCTTCGCCCTCGCCTTGGCCTTCGCCTTGGCCTTCGCCTTGGCCTTCGCCTTGGCCTTCGCCCTCGCCTTCGCCCTCGCCTTCGCCTTCGCCCTCGCCTTTGCCTTCGCCTTTGCCTTCGCCTTTGCCGTCTTCGGGCGTGTTCTGCGCGGGGGTTTGGAGCAGCGCCGCAAGAAGTTCTGCTGCTAATTTGATGCGGGTCGCTGCTGCCAGTCTGCCGGGACGAGCGTCCTGTTGGCTCGCCAATCCCGTGACCGTTTCAACTGCCGTCTCGACTAGGGCCAGAACAGCGGGGTCCGCTATCTGGCGGACGCGTGCCAAGTTCACGTCCAGCTTGGGCGTGTTCTGGTAGCCTCGGGCGTTGATGCTCGCCCCTAGAAGCACCTGCGCTTGGTGCGCCGGGTCGGTGGGTAGAGTGGCGTGAGGCCAGATCATGACTTGCTCGTTCAACTCGCCCAATAGGTCGCGCGCTGCGCCTGCGAACTTGTTTCGGGGCTTGCTCGCCCACGTTTCGATATACATGTCCTCGATGGCGTTCGTCATCTGGTGCAACTGTGGGAGGGGCACGCCATGCACCCTTGCCGCGACTTGCAGTCTGTTGCTCAGTTTCTCCATGTCGGACAAAACCGCGTGCAATGTCTCATGGACAACGTAGGCCATAAGCGTCCGGGCGAATTTCCCGGACACCTGTTTATCTGGGTCATACGTTGGGAGGCTGATCGTTAACTCTCCGGCCGTCGCCGATATTCTGGCGGTCTCACCTCCGAGCAAATCGACGTTCACTTGGTGGATATCGGATCCGGACTGGCCGGTGGTCATCGCTTTGACCGTTTTCGTCACTGCGCTTGCGAAGTCCTCGTAGGACACCCAAACGGCAAAGTCATAAAGGTTTTTATCTGCGGTGGTTTTCATGATGTGTCTCCTTTTTTCTGGTGTTTCAGTTGAAAGCGTTCTGCGGGATGTTGGCCGTCCACAATTGGCGAAGCGGCTCGCGGTCGTCATATGGTGCGGTTTGCAAAACCGCCAAGTGTAGCGCCTCCGCGCCGGACGCACCGGATGCGATGCAGCCTGCCAGCGCTTCCAGCCGCCGGAAACCAAGTCCGTGTGACAGGTTGCCTTCACCGGAGGCTTTGCGGGTCTTGCCTGCGAAATCCACAAGGATGCGCGCGTGTTTTGCGTCGATCCCGGTCCGCTGAACAAGCAGTTTGCTCTCTGCTTTGGCGGGCAGGTAGTCGATTGGTACTGTGATGCTGAACCGGTCCAGCGTGGCCCGGTTCATAACGCGAGTGCCTTCGTAAGCGCCGTTCTCGTCACCGGTGCCGGAAGTGTTGTCCGCTGCGAGGAAAACAACGCCGGGGGCAACGGGCACGATCTCGCCAGTGTCCGGGATTTGGAGCGTGCGGTCCGCGTCCAGCACTGATTGCAGCACCATCATTGCGCCGGGGCGTGCGGCGGATGGCTCGTCAATCAAAATGACCGTGCCGGGGCGACGGATGGCTGCCGTCAATTGTCCGTCCTGCCAGACTGTTGATCCGTCCACTAGGGCGGGCATCCCAACAAGCGTCGGTGCGTCCGTTTGATCCGTGCACGATATGCGGACAAATGGCCGGTTGAAGCGTGCCGCGACTTGCTTGGCGAAAGTCGTTTTGCCTGTCCCGGCTTGGCCAGTCAGGAAAACATTGCGACATGCGGCAAGTTCGGCGAGGACAAGCGCCGTGTGCTCGGACCAAACATAGCTTGCGTCCGTGGCTGGTGCGTCTGGTGCGTCATATACATCGAAAGTAGCTGCCGCCTGTTTGGCCGTCATCGGTGTTTCGATCCCGGACGCGTCCAGCCGCCGAGGCTCCGTGATTTTAGGAATGTGTCCCTTGATCTTTGCCGGGTCGATTGCTGCGCGCTCCACGATGCGAACGATTGCCGCCGGGGGTGGCGTGCAAGCTTTGACGGCCATGCGGTGCAACAGCGCCTTGTATCCGTCAAAGTCTCCGGATCCCATCAGGCTTTGCAGCTTCACCACTGCGGCCCGCGCGGTCTTCTCCACGTCTCCGTCCTCGCCTTCGCCTTCGCCTTGGCCCTCGCCTTGGTCCTCGCCTTGGTCTTGTTCCTCTGGGACGTCCGCTGTTGGTGCGCCGTTGTTAGTGTTGGTCGCCAATGCCAGCACTGCGGCCCCGCCGAGCCCTTCCGTTGCCGCTCTGGCGTTTACCGCGTCCATTGCTTGAGCGGACGTCATGCCGTTCGCCTTGGCTTGGTCGTACCATGTCGCCTCGCGTTCGGTCGGCTGATCGAAGCCCAACAGCGTGGCGTATTGGCTCAGGTCCGCGACGCTTGCGCCTGTTACTAGCTGTGGGTCGCTGCCCACAATCGCCTCGCGGTCTGGGTGGTTGCGGATGCGGCTCTTGATAATCGTCCGGGCGGAACCTTTGAATGTCATGCTTGTCATGTCTGTTTTTCCTTTGTCGGTTGTGCAGGGCGGATTGCCCCGTCCATTCCTTACCAAATTTTTGTCGGATGTGTCAAACAACAAAAGGCGTCCGGGCGACAAAGGCGTCCGGGCGTCCGGGTCTGGACGTCTGGGTCTGGGCGTCCGGACGTCTGGCCGCCGGGTCTGGCCGCCGGGTCTGGACGTCTGGGTCTGGGCGTCTGGCCGCCGGGTCTGGGCGTCCGGGTCTGGGCGTCTGGGCGTCCGGGGCGCGCGCGCGCCGTCGGGCTGCCCAGCTTTCTGGTGCGGACAACCCGCTAAATCCGTGCTACGTAACCCGCACAACCCGCACAACCCGCACAACCCGCTGGGAGGATTTCATTGTGACCGATATTTCAAAAGAAAAACGAGATAAACTTTTAGCCACGCTGGAGCGCATCGAAGCCGCGCCCGAAAAGACCCGCAGGACCAAGCGGCTCAATCTCAACCCCAAAGTCGAACAGCGCGTCACCCCGGAGGGCAAGTTGGCCCGTGGGGGGTGGCGTGGCCAGCCGGGGTCACTGGCCGCGCTGGACGTGCACCGGGGGCGGACGCTCATTCACTTGCTGCCCAAGTGTGCAGGCGTGACTAAGCTCGGCAAGCCTTGCGGCAAGCCTAAGATGCGAGAGAGTGAGTTTTGCTGGACGCACAACAGTCCGGGGTTCCTGTCGGCTCGGACCAAGAAAGACCTGCTCTGGAAACCTAGCCGCACGCGGGTTCTGCGAAGGGCGCTGGGCAATCTGGTTGCGACGCCGGGGATGGTGCCGGAGGAATTGAAGCAACAACCCGTGTTCATGGCGGTGGCGGAGATAGCCTACAACAACCGGTACATTCCCCGTGACAGCGGCACCCCGTTAGAGGTCCGGCTCAAACATGCGCGAAGGTGGGAGGTCGCCGGACGCCTCACATTGGAGTTGGCCAATGCGTGGCACTCGCTAGTTGGGGATGGGAACCACGAGGGGTGGCACCGGGCCGTGGAGAAGGCGCGCAGACTAGTCTAGTCTGCCAGCGCTTCCAGCCGCCGGGGGAGGTCGGGCGAGGGAAGTGTCTATTGTCTGCCAAAAAAGGCCCCTCTCTCTCTATACATATATATATACCCCTATATACCCTTTATATTTATATATTACATTATATTATATATTAACTTAGACATTAGACTTTGATACTTAAGCTTTTTGTTTTGTTGGAGATTTTTGTCTGCTATCAAGCTGTCTAGCTGAAAACACATAGACAGCTTTTTCCCGCCCAAGCGGAACGGCGGCGCGCGGCGCAACCTGAACGGTAACGGTTGCCCCGCCCGACTAACGTCACGACGGTATCCAAAAACATGCTGACAGACGGGATAAAGAAAAAGTCCGCGACCAAAAGTTTTGGACGCGGACCATAGACACATAGACAGATGGGGGTTTGGGGTTACGGCATGTTGCTTAAGAGCCGATCCCGATCTTCCTTCATGATCCGCTCCAACTCGGCGGCTGCTTGGTCGGCCATCCACCGCCCGCCTTTGGTCTTCGCATCCACGACGTCCCTCGGCGTTAACGCAGGGCCCGCCCACATGGATGCGCGCGACACGCCTGAAGTCCGCACTTGGCCAAGGTTCGTACAACCCGCCGCCTTCATGCCTTGAACGATCACCTTGAGTGTAAGCCCGCCCGCCTTCACGGACGTGGGGGCCGCAACGGCGGCGTAGCTTTCAATCTCGTTTGCCGTCAGGAACCGCCGCCCGTGGAACCTGCCGCCCACAACGAACTGATCCAACACCCACTTGGATTTGTCACTGAGGTTGTGGGCGAGCATCGCGGCTTTGGAGCCGGACGTGTCAGGCGGCAGCAAGTGCGGGTTAAAGTTTGACAGGTCTCGGGCCAACAAGAACCCCATAACCCGCTCCGCCTCCGCAACGGACCCGATCACCGGGGCCATGCGCTTGTACCAATCAGGGGCTTTTGGGTCCGCTGGTGACACGTAGGCCGCGATGCGCCTATCGTCGTCCTCCAGACCTCGCATCGCGTCCATATGGTTGGTGAAACCAATGAAGTTGGCCGTGGGCTCAAATGAGAAAGTCTTTGCGTACTTGCCGTTTATTTCGATCCGCCCGGCGTTCTGCCCGGTCCAGTCCTTCAACTTGTTGTACAAAGCCCCGTCCGCGCCGAACCGCAATTCCGGCATGACCACCATTTTCGCCCGTTGCCAAGAGTTGAACTGGCTTTCCAAGCGAGTGTTGTTCACGAACTGGACATTGTGCGCGCCCAAGATGTGAACCAACGGAGACAACCAAGTGTCTTTGCCGACCCCCTGCCCGCTGGCGATAAACAGCACCACAGGTGTTCTCTTGCCCGGAAACTGAACTTGGTAGGCCAACCAGTCCAACGCATAATTCCGGAAATCGTCGCAAGGCAACATGTATCCGGTCAAATCAAGCCACGCGTCCGGCACGCCCGCGCTCGCCACCAAGCCCCCCGGCGTCCACGTGTTGATCTGCTCAACCTTCTGTCCATGTTCGTTCACGGCCAACACGACGGGGTCCTCCACGCCGGGTTTGTAGGTCACTCCGTAAGCCGTCCGGCGATCAGGATGGTTGCGCAGGACATTGCACACCCGCTTCGCTCCGCTCAACCCGGCGGGATAGTGGGGCAGCACATCGGCGTGAAACTCCAGTTGCTTCTCGTCCATCAACTCCCGGTCCTCGGTGTCGAAGAAACCCTTGACCGGCCCAACCCAAACGAACCGCTCGACCAGACGCTCGGTGGCCGCGTCCAAGGCTTCCGCCGCCTGCGTCGCGCGCACCTCCATCCTCCGGGCCATTTCCTCGGCGTCATGCACAGCAGGGCTGTCGTCAACAACAGCCTGCCCAAACTTAACGCCGTGTTGCTCGAATGAGGCCCGCGCCTCGAAAGTCTGCGCGGACAAAGGCAGGTCCGCCGGGCGAGACCCAACAGCCTCCATCGCAGAAACGTGGTCCTCGTACTGCCCCCGGATCATCGCCGCGAAGTCCGGCGAGCGCAGCCCGTCGCAAGACGCGTGGTTGCAGTGACACAACCCGCCCCCTAAAAACGCAAAGCCAGTCTCTGGCCGGTCGCCATGTTCTGCCATGTTAGGACATAGCGCGTCGATCACCCCTTGGCGCGTCGAAGGGACGGGGTTAAGCCCCACCACACCGGCCATCCGGACAAGGGGGTCCTCCGCGTCCGCCACCCGAGCCAACGCGCCGTTGCCCACTGAGGCCAACTGACGGCCCGTCATAGCCATTTGCGGAACAGGCGCGTTCCTCCAATCTTCCCGGCCAAGCAACACTTGACCTATTTCGTCCAAAGATACTTTGTGACCTCGGTCCCACGTCACGGACGACACACTCGGCGGCCTCTCACCGGGCCCCCGGTATTTGGGCTTGGAATTCCAACCCATAGGGAGCCGCAGATACCGGGTCGGGTCATGCAGCGCGTCCGTCAGCTTCGCCTCAATCATGTAGGCCCGGATCAGCGCCAATTCGTCGCGCCTCTCGTCCGTGGTAGGATCACCGTCCAGCGCCCAGACCCAACTCTCATTGCCGGGCGATGTTTCGATCCGCACGGTCGGCTCCGGGAACCCCACCGCAAACATGGTGTCCCACAACCCGCGATCCACCTTCGTTCCAATGTCGTCGGCGTACAACACGGGCTGCGATACGACTTCGCCAAGCGTCCGGTTGTTGGCCCCCGCCCGGATCAGTCCGGTGCAGAAGTACAAGTCCGCTTCGCGCGGGTCAGGCACGGCGCGCTTCAAACGCTCCAGCCCCTGCATCCCGAACCAAGACGCCCCCTTCTCTATGTCCGAAAAACCGGCGAGCCAAACTTGCTCGACCTTATCCACACCATACAACTCAACTAAGAAGCTTCGCACCACATTCCAATCAAGGCTCTTGTTCGTCGGGTCCGTCATTTTATTCTCCTAAATCTGGTTTGCCCAATCTGTCAGTTTGTCTAGCAAACAACAAGACAAAATCTACACGGCAAACAAAAAAGAGCCGCAGCGCAAGCCACGGCTCAGTTTCAAAGACTACATAGCTATTCGCAGCTACGCGCGAACGGCCACCAACCCCACAGGCCCGGACGCGTTCACCGCCGCCAAGCCGAACCCCGGCTGGTAGTGGGCGTAATGTTTCTGCGTGACCTCCAAGGTATCCCCCAAGATAGCCGCGATCTGGTCCAGAGGCACACCCCACCCGGCCCGCAGCGTGGCCCACGTCCGCCGCAAATCGTGAATAGTGAGATTGGAAGGGAACTGGTATTTCTGCGTGAACCGCTTGAACGCCTGCCGGACCTTGCCGTCGTGACCAAGCACGTGCACCCCGTCCGTTCCGTCCTCCCCGGCCCGTGCCTTCAAGTCCATCAGGACAGGCATCAGCTTATCACTGATAGGCACCGGCACCCGGCGCTTCTTCGTTGTGGCCCGCGTCGGGTCCCGAAAATCAATTAACTTGTTAACTAAATCTACCCTGTCCCACGTGAGCCCACGGATTGCGCTCTCGCGCGCCGCCGTCTCCAACGCCAGACAGATGAACGCGCCAACCCGACGATACTGGAAATGTGCACTCCCCACGCACACCACGGACGCACACGTAAACATGCGGTTCGCCCCGCCCTCGTTCAAGTAAAACAACCTCGGCGGGCTATCGGCAGGCAGGTCGAACGCGGGGATATCCGCCGGGTCGATCAGACTGCGCCGTGGGTTCGCGGCCCAATTCATCGCCGCGCGAAAGGCGGACAGGTCCCGCCTCACAGTTCCGGGCTTCACCCCGGCCTTGGCCCGCGCAAGCTTGAACCTCTCCACGTCCGCGAAACCAAGCGAACCCACATCCAAGGCCCCCAACTCCCGCCCGACAACCCGCAGCGAAAACATGTTCGTCGGGCTGGCGTTATTCACCTCCACGTGTTCGGCCACGTAGCGGTCGATCACATCTTGCACGGTCATGCCGCGCACGGACGCCTCGTAGCTGGCCCGTTGCGCTAGCCACACATCTTTGAAGCGTTCAGCCTCGCGCTTGTTCGGAGTGCCGCAAGACTGGCTGCGCGATCTACTGCGGCCCGCGTCGTCGTCCCGCTCAGACCACCGGATTTCCCACCGGCCTGACTTGTTTTGCGCAAGTTTGTATTCCGTTCCCGCCATGACGCTACCTCTCGTCTTTGTAAATAGTCTACCAAATCCTGCTTTAGAAAACGCACCGCGCGTCCACCGTCCGACAACCTGACGGAGTGAAGATCACCCCCCGCACGCAGTCGGCCCACGGTCTTTTCTGAAACACCCAATTTCGAAGCCACCTCCCGAGTGGTTAACAAATCCCCGGCGTCGAACATCAACGGATCTTACCGTCCAGAACCGCCACGACCTTACTGGCAGTTACCATGTCTGTCAGGACGTTCACCCGCAGGAACACCCCGCCGTCCACGACACGGATATCAATGGTCGGGGCACCCCCTGAGAAGGCCCTCTCGGCCAACACGTCCGGCGCGAGGTTCTCCGCCGACACGCCCAACCCCGCAGCCAACTCGCGCAGACTTTGCTCGGTCGGGACCGTGGCCCCCTTCTCGTATGCGGACACCCGGTCCCGATGGCGAGCAACAGTGTACCCGCGCTTATCCACGGTCTCGCCCCACACTGCACGAGCAAGGTCAGACTGCGACCACCCCCGTGCCTTGCGGGCTTGCGCCAGTCTCTCTGGGAAAATCCCCGTCAACGGGATTTCACTCGATTGTTTCTTGTCCACTTCTTAATCCTCCACATAAGCAACAAAAACACCAAACACTAAGCACCATTTGACAAACAGGTCAATATTTAACTGCGTCCACGCCCCGCCCGGCACACAAAACATGACGCCAAGTTATTGATAAAACAGCACAACGAAACGTCATCTTATATTTTTGTGGTGACTGTCGTTTTCGCGGGTTAGTTTGTCAACAATGACAAACACTCACCCGGAGGCAGAATAATGGCCCGACAATTTACAACAGGCGGCAACGTGTACTGGAACGATCCGCTGATAATAACGCGCTCAGGGACCAACCCCGAGGCGGTCCTTTCCATGCTGCGCCGCCACAAGCAGACCTATCAGGACCACGCTGGCGAGGTGCAACCCACGGTTGGGGCCGTGTACCAATGGCACAGCCGCAGCAAAATCCCTGAACACTGGCGCGCGGTCCTCGTATATTGCCTGTTGGTGGACGAGAAAATCACCGTGCCCGAGTTATTCCGGCTAGGCTCGGCGGCCCGCAGCGTGGCCCGCCGCCCCGCAGACCCCAAACAATTGGAACAGGAACTTGACGCGTGAGTTATCGCGTCTTTGTAGGTGTCGATCCGGGGCTCACCGGCGCGGTTGCGTGGGTGGGCGTCCCTGAACACGGCGATGGACCGCCAGTCCTACTGGACGTCCGGGATATGCCGACGGTCCGCGTCCGCGTGGGAAAAGGCCACCGCAACAAACTCAACTTACCTGCTCTCGCCGACGCCGTGAGCCACCCGGCGATCAGCCACCCCGAGATGTGCTTCATTGAAGAAGTCCACTCAATGCCCGGACAGGGCGTGGCGTCAACCTTTACATTCGGGCACGCATTTGGAGCAATCGAAGGCATCATGGCGGGCGCGGGCGTGCCCTACCGCTTAATCCCCCCAAAGGAGTGGCAAGCGCCGTACAAGATCAGGGGCCAAGAAAAAGACAAGTCCCGGCTGGTTGCCGCGCAGCTTTTCCCCGGTCGCTCGGAAATGTTCAAACGTAAAATGGACAACGGTCGGTCCGATGCAGCGCTCCTTGCGCTGCACGCCGCAGTTGTGACCACCCAGATGTTAAAATAACCGCACCGGGAAAATCACTGTTGCCTTTGCATGCTGTGTAGGTTAAAAAATCTGACAAATCAGTCAAAATGGAAACAATCATGCCCCCGTCGCAAGCATTGAAAGTCAAACACTACCAACAAGAAGGCATCGACTTTCTGACGGCTCGCAACCGGGCGTATATTTTTGACGACGCGGGCCTTGGCAAATCAATGCAGATGATCCTCGCCGCAAACAACCGGAACGCCCACCGGCTGCTTGTCCTCGCCCCGGCAATCGGACGAGTGTCTTGGGCCTTGCAGTTTGAAACGTGGGACGACACGAAACGCCCTGTCTACCAATGGCCTTCCGACACGGCGGGCATGATCCCGGCGTCCGGACCTTGCGCCATCATCGTATCAGTGGACCTTTTGTCAAATCCCCAGAACTACGTCGCAATCCGCGCCGCGCTCAACGCGGGCGACCCAATGGACATGGTGATTATTGACGAGGCCCACTATTTGGCCAACCCCACCGCATTGCGCACGCAAGCAATATACGGGACAGACTACACCGACAGCGTCTTGAAGGGTGCGAAAGGGTGTTGGGTGGCGACTGCCACGCCGACGCCGAAACACGCCGGGCAACTTTACAGCCACCTTCGTGCAGTCACACCGGGACTGTTGCGTGACCTGTTCCCGGCCCTCGGACGCCTGCCGACGCAGGAGGAATTCGAAGATGAATTCTGCGAAGTCCGGCTCGACACCAAGCGCCGCCGGGGGGCGCTACCCGTGCGGATCGTTGAAGGCAACCGCGCAACGGAAATTGTCAGGCTCGCCGAAGCACTGGCCAACTACATGTTAGTGCGCCACAAAGCAGAAGTTTTGCAGGAGTTGGACCCCATCATCGCGTGCCTTCTTCCGTTGGACGTGAAGGGCAATCACCCGGCGGCGGACGCACTCTTAACCAAAAGCGCGCGCGAAAACATGTCCGGAGACCAGTTTTTGAGTGAGTTAAGCGCTCTTTACCAAGCCCCCACCTCCACCGGCATCATCAGCAGTGATTACGCCTCCTACCGCAGAGATTTGGGCGAAAGAAAAGCGCACGCGGCGATGCCTTGGATAATCGACTACCTGACAAGCGACCCGGACCGAAAACTGGTTATCTTCGCGCACCACGGCGCTGTCATCGACTACATACAAAGCCGCCTCGCCGTCTTGCAAATTACCCACGGGGTGATACGAGGCAAGACAAACACAGAACACCGCGCCCAAGCGGTGAAACTTTTTCAAGAAGGTAAACTCCGCGTTATTATCGGGCAGAACAAAGCCGCAGGGACCGCCATCACGCTCACGGCGGCGGACACGTGCTTACTGTTGGAGCCCCACCCCACCCCGGACGTCAACTACCAAGCTATTTCCCGCTTGCACCGCATCGGCCAGCAAGGAAGCGTCAACGCGCATTTTGCCTTCGCCGCAGAGGAACCAACGGAACGGCGGATGGCCAGAATTCTCCAGCGCCGCGCACAAGACAACCTCCAACTGTTCGGAGGCACAACCGCGCAAGGCGTGATCCCTCGCCTCTTACAACCCACATCACCACTTCCATATTTCCCCACAACTTAAAGGTCGAACAATGAAATCCACCCCCACAGCTTCCGCGCCCACAATCACACTCAACATCACCGGCGGGACCGTCGCCGAAGTGCACGAAATGATTTTGCAGGTTGCCGCCGCGATCAACCCGGAACGCCTCCAGTCGATCAAAGTGCAAGACAACCCGCCAGCCGCGACAGCACAGATAGGCGAGCCAGCGCCAGCGCCAGCGCCCGAGCCAGCGCCAGCGCCCGAGCCAGAGCCAGCGCCAAGCACAGTGAAGGACATGTCGGACGCGGAGTGCTTGCGCATGGCATTGCGTGAAGTGCAGGAACACTTCGCCAAAGACCCGAGAAGCATCTCGCACATCACGAAACTGCAAGGCCAATATGGCGTGAAGAAATTCACCGAAATCCCCCTAGAAAAAGGCCGGGACTTCCTGTCTGACGTCCGCCTCATGACTGCGGGCGCGGCAACGGCCTAAACCCACCACCTCCCCGGCGTGCAAACAGCATCGCGCCGCAACTGGCCCCGGAAATTAGTTTTTCCGGGGTCTCTTTTTGACTTGTTTGTCTGTTTCGTCGGATGCTATACCTACACACACAACAAAAGAAAGAGCGCCCCATATGCCGCCCACCACCCACTCCAGTTTTTCGGCGTCATCGGGCGCGCGACTTCTGGCGTGTCCGGGATCGTTCGGCCTTGGCGAGCGCCTTGGCCCGCAAGGGCGCACCTCCACTGTATTCTCCGCCGAAGGCACCTTGGCCCACGCGCTTGGTGAGGTTTGTATCTTCACCGGCAGGGACGCTTCCGAATTCATAGGCCAGACCCGGCACTCCGACGGCTTCACTTTCACGATAGATGAAGATTTTGCAGAGCATGTCCAAACATACGTGGACTTCGTGCGCGGCCTCATAGCCCTCGGGTACATAGTGGCGCTGGAGCGCACAGTGGACCCCTCGGTTCAATGGACTGAGCCCGGACGCCCGGACAACCTGCCGCCGCTGCCGCTGGAACTGTTCGGCACCGCCGACGTGGTCGCCTACCACCCCGGCAAGTCGCACTTGATTATCGGCGACCTGAAATTCGGCGCAGGAGTTTCCGTGGAAGTTGAGCGGAACGCGCAGCTAACCTACTACGGCGCGGGCGCGATGAACCCCGGACTGCTGGCCGATATCTGCAACGACCACGGCCAGCAATACGCAGGCGTAGCAGCCGTCACGTTCGCAGTGATCCAGCCGCGCGCACACCACCCGGATGGCCCGGTCCGTACGTGGGACACCACCCCGTCCGACGTTCGCAATTGGGCGCGCACCACTCTCTACAACGGCGTGTTGACGGCCATCGCGGACAACGGGCAGACACTGGCCGCGGGAGATTGGTGCAGGTTCTGTCCGATACTCGCGCACTGCGCCAAGCCTCGTGAAATGGCGGCGGCTGCGGCCAAAGCGATGTTCCTTAACACACCCCTCCACAACATACCTGACCCCGACGGCATGGGGGGCCAGTTACCCGACGTCCACCTGACGGACGACCAAATAGCGGACCTCCTAGACCGCATCACGATCATCGAACCGTGGTTGAAAGCACTCAAGGTCCTTGGCCAGAAACGTATCCGCAAAGGCGCAACACTCACAGGGTGGAAGCTTGTGCCCGGACGTGGCCGGAGGGTCTACGCCGAAGCCGACGAAGCCGCGCTGGAAACCGCGCTACTTAACGCGGGCGTGAAACCCGCCGACCTGTTCGCCCGCAAAATGAAATCCCCGGCGCAACTCGAACGCGCCGTCGGCAAGCAGGAATACGCGGCCAAAGTCGCGCCTCATGTCGTCAAGAAATCTTCCGACAGCCAACTCGCTGCCGAAGGTGATCCGCGCGCCCGGATCGAACGCCGCAAGGCGAAGGACGCATTTGCCCCACAAACCGCAACTAAACCCAATCATGGAGAATAAAAATGGCAAAAACTGTTATGACGCCCATCGGCGTCCTCAACTTCCCTCACTTCTACACCGCGTCCACGAACAAAGAGAACCCCAACCAAGGCCCCCGGTTTTCCGGAATGTTGTTGTTCGATGACCTCGGCACCCAATCCACCGCCTACAAAGAATTGCGCGCCAGCGTAATGGAGGCGATTGTGGACAAGTTTGGCGCGGCCAAAGCGGCGGACCCGGCCTTCATCCGCAGCCTGCGCCTCCCCTTCCGGGACGCCGCAGACAAGTCTTACAACGGCTTCGAAAACGGCTCCATTTTCATCTCCGCGTGGGCCCGAGAAGAAGATGGTGCGCCCGAAGTTGTGGACCTCCACGGCACAACCATCCAAGTGCCCGCCGACGTCTTTTCCGGACAGCTTGCGCGCTTCACCGTCCGTCCGTTTGCTTACGACAGCAACGGCAACAAGGGCGCGTCCTTCGGGCTGGAACACGTGCAGATCGTGAAAGCGGACATGCCCCGCCTCGACGGTCGCCAGAGCGCGGACAAGGCGTTCGCCGGAGGCATTGACGCGGACCAAGCCAAGGCCCTCGGCATCGACCTCTCCGGCGGCGGCTCCGGCTCCGGCCCCATTCTGGACGACGACCTACCCTTCTAAGCACACGACACCCCCCGGCACGTCCGGGGGGCCACTTCCCTTTCGAGGATACTCACATGGCCAGCACTTCCAACACCCGGCGCGACGCCGAAAACAACGCCCAACGCATATCCGACTATTGGGCCCGGCAGGGTTTTCGTGTCCTTACGAAAATCGTCCGGGAGCCATGGGTCCGAGGCGTGAACACTCCCGGTTACTCCGTCCGGACGGACATGCTGGACGGCCTCCCCTACGCGCACCCCCTGAACGTCAACCGCCGGGCAAGACAGTCCGACGAACAGAAGGAGAAACCAAGTGGCCCGAGAAGAAGATAAAGTCCCCGGATGGAAGGACGACGGCGACAAGGTTCGTATCGAACTGGTCCCGTCCGAGTTTGTGTTCGCCACTGCTGCCGTCCTGACCTTCGGCGCGAAGAAATATTCCGACCGGAATTGGGAAAATGGAATGTCTTGGGGCCGCGTGTTCGGCGCGCTGATGCGCCACTTGTGGGCTTGGTGGGCGGGGCGCGGCCCGGCGACCGTCAACTTCCTGTTTGGTGAATTGGACGACGAAACGAAACTCTCGCACCTATGGCACGCGGCGTGCTGCCTCTCCTTTCTGATCGCCTACGAACAGCGCCCGGCGATGGCCCCCTTCGATGATCGGCCCACGCCATGAGTTACATATACCCCGCCGACATTCGGATCACGCGCCACGCCCGGCGCAGGTTCAAGGAGCGCACCGGCCTCCCCATTCGCGCCGTGAAAGCGGCGGCGGCTAACGCAATTGAGCGCGGCGAGAAGCTAGAGGACTTGCCGTTCTTCCAACGCACCCGGCTGCAAACGCTGGCGGCGAAGCATAGTCCGAACACTGAGACAGATATCCGCGTGTTCAACGGCGTGGCCTTCGTGTTTCGGGTCGGGTGCATTGCCATGGACGGACGATATCAGACCGACGTCGCCGTCCTTGTGACCGTGCTGCCGAACTACGGGAGCGACCAATACGCAGAGAACGCGCATGAATGACCCTAAATCAAACAGAGTATTGTCTATAGACTTTGAAACGACCAGCACCGTAGACCTCCGCAAGACGGGGGTTTTCCCCTACGCGCGGCACGAGGACACGAAGGTCTTGTGCATGGCTTACGCCTTTGACAACGACCCGGTGCAAGTCTGGCGGTGGGACCAACCGTTTCCTGCGGACGTGGCCGGGCATGTTCAATCCGGCCTGCCCGTCCGCGCATGGAACGCGCAGTTTGAGTTTGAAATCTGGAACAACACTCTGGCCCGCCACGTACTACTCCCCGCCCTGACCCGTGACCAGCTTTTCGACACCATGGCCCAAGCGGCCTACTACGGTCTGCCCCTTGGGCTGGACCAGTCCGCCGAAGCTGCGGGCCTTAGCCTGCGCAAAGACAAAGCGGGCCACGCGCTGATGATGCGGATGAACAAGCCCCGGACGAAAGCCAAGCCGGGCCAGCCCGCAACGTGGTGGCACGATGACGACCCCGCCAAGGTGGACGCTCTCTGCGCCTACTGCGCGCAGGACGTTCAAGTCGAGCGCGCCATGGCCAACCGGCTGGCCCCACTACCCCCGCGCGAGCGCGAAATCTGGCTGCTCGACCAGAAGATAAACGCCCGAGGCATGGGCATGGATTTGAAACTGATCGCCGCGCTGGAGACAGTCGCCGCCAACGCGACCCGCGCAATCAACAGCGCACTCGATCGGCTCACCGGCGGCGAAGTTCGCACCGTAGGATCCACCCGCGCGATGTTGGATTATCTCAAAAGCCTCGGTTGGAAAGGCGCGGACCTGACGAAAGACACCGTGGCGCGGGCCATCGCGGACCCCAACACGCGCGACTACGTCCGGGAAGTCCTGCAACTAAGGCAGGACGGCGCTAAAACCTCAACGGCGAAACTCCCGGCCATGCGGTTGGCCGCCACGGACGCCCCGTTTCCTGTGGAGTTATTAATTGAGGGGGATTTTCCTTGCGTCCGTGGGCTGCTCCAGCATTACGGGGCGTTCCGGACAGGCAGGTGGGCCGGGAGACTGGTCCAACCGCAGAACATGCCGCGTCCGTCACTCAGCCAAGATGAACTAGACCTAGCCATCGAAATCATTCTCGGCGGCTGCTTCGACCCAGAAACACTGGAGTTGGTGTTCGGCGTGTCCGCCATGGAACTAGTGTCCTCCTTGCTCCGCTCCGTCCTCACCGCACGCCCCGGCTGTTTATTGGCCGTGGTGGACGCCTCGCAGATCGAAGCGCGCGTCCTGCCGTGGCTGGCGGACGAACAGAAAGGCTTGGAAGTTTTCCGGCAAGGACGAGATGTTTACATCGCCGCCGCCGCAGACATTTACCGCACCCCGGAGGAAAGCGTAAGCAAGGACATGCGCCAGATTGGCAAAGTCGGCGTGCTGGCCCTTGGCTTCGGCGGCGCAGAGGGCGCGTTCCAAACAATGGCGGCGAACTACGGCGTGGAGGTGACAGACCAGCGCGCAGGCGAAATCAAGGACGCGTGGCGAGCGGCCAATCCTAAGATTGTGCAATTCTGGAAGGACCTCGACGCGGCGTTCTTGCAGTGCGTCCGGGCTCACGGTCAGGTGCTGGCGGTCAAGGTGGGCCACGTCAAAGTTGGCCGCGTGGGCGCGCACGTCGTCATTGTCCTGCCGTCAGGACGGTCGCTTTGGTATCGGGACGTTCAGGAAGGGACCAACAAATTCGGCCAACCCTGCTCCACCTACATGGGTGTGGACCAATACACCCGGCAGTGGAAACGGCTGGACACCTACGGCGGCAAGCTGGCTGAGAACGTTACGCAAGCTGTGGCGCGTGACTGCTTGGCCGAGGTTATGTTGTCGGCTGACAAGATAAACATAGCTGTGCTGTTGACCGTCCACGACGAATTGATCACCGAGGCGGCGGCAGGGGCCGAAGCCTCAACCCTGACAGCGCTAGAGGGGTTTATGTCCACCCCGCCCACGTGGGCACCCGGCCTTCCGGTAGGCTCCGACGGGTGGGCAGGCAAGCGTTACAGAAAATAATGGCATCGTTGTCGTTTTTGTATTTGACAGATCAGACAAAGGTGTGTTTTGTAGGTTTTGCAGACACTCATGCACAACAAAAAAGGATACTGAAATGAAACTAGCACTGGACGTCTTCGCCGTCGCCGCAGCGTATTTTGGGTTTTACGGCTACGTGTTCCCCGAGATGCTGCTCCGCGCAGAGATGAATTTTTTCGTGGCCTTCGCCGCCGCCTGCCTTGCCGTTGCCGGGCCTCTGCTGTGCGCCGCCTTCCTTGGCTACCGCCACCCCAAACTTCTAGGAAAAGATCAATGACCATCATAGCGTTCGACAAAGACCCGCGCGACGAAGCCAACCCGTGGACGCAAACGGCGTCTGGCATTAAGTTGGACCTGCTGGCCCCCACCCCGGACATGATCCATTGGCCGGACGTGGCGCAGGGCTTGTCCCGAGCGAACCGTTTCAACGGCATGACCGCCGAGCCGTACTCAGTCGCAGAACACTGCTGCAAAATGTACGACTTCATAACCTCCGACGGCGCGCCCCCTGCGGCACGAGCGTGGGCACTGCTTCATGACGCGCATGAAGCCTACATCGGCGATATCGTCACACCGGTGCCCCCGGCCCTTGGCATGTACGCCGCCCGGCACGTTCGGTTCACCGACGAGGACGCCCCCGAGGGCAGCAAAGAGAGCGAAATGATAAACGCCGTCATGGTGCGCGCGATCCCCCATATAATCTTACAAGCACTGGACGGCTTGAAGCACGAATTAGACCACGCCATTTTTGGAGCCGCCGGGTTCCCCCCTCCATGCAAGGCCAGCCGCGCCGAAACGCTTGTACTCAAAATGATAGACAAAGCCTTCGGCTTGGCGGAGCGCAACAAGCTTATGGGCCCCCCGCCGGAGAAATGGCCGGACGAAGATGAATTGAGCAAGATGCAAAATATAGATGTAGAATTTGAGTGCTGGCCCCCGGAGCGCGCCGCCAAGGAATATCTAGGCCGTCTTCTCGAATTGGGCATCTGCCGCCCTCCGTCAACACTGAATTGAAGGAGCGATCAGATGGATGAGAGATTGAGCAATGGACAGCTTGTTTCGCGTTGTGCGGATGCTTGGGAGGCGGTGCCGACCGCTTCATGGTGGCTACACAAGAAAACAGGAGGGGTGTACGAGGCCCAAGGTGTCGCTCTCACATCAAGCGATCTAGAACCCGTGGTGATCTACACGAGCATGAAGGGGGGTGGACCATCATTCACCCGCCGCGCTTGTGAGTTTCTAGATGGACGGTTTGAGCGGATCAACGACAAGGAGGGCGAGTAATGGCTGGAAGTGAACGGGCGACAGCGTTTTTGCTTTGGAGGGAAGGGGTGTCCGTCGGCTGGAGGTGCACCGTCGCGGAGTTGGCGGACGCGGTGGGCGTGTCGGCGTCATATGCCCGGAACATAGTAAGGAGCCGGGGCTGGCCACTGCAACCTGACGGCGCGCCATATGAAAGCAGAGCCCGCCAAGCCCGTGAACGCACCCGCTGCGACGCACCCCGGCGCGATCTGATCAAGATAATTAAAGACCAAACGTCCCACCCCAACCGGCGGACGGAATTCAGACAGATGGAGAACGAAACATGATGACCTTTTGGCCACTGGCGGTTGCCTTCCTCGCTGGAGTGTCGCTTTGCGTTGGCGTCCTTGCGATCCTCATATTGATGATCAACAATGACCCGCCCGGACCGAGGTTCTGATATGGCAATCTCACCGAAGGACTTACGCATATCGTCCGTGACGATGGACCACGCGCGCGGCGCTTGGCCCGGATCACGTCCGCAGCGGTGGACCGCCCGGCACGTGCCTTCTGGGGTCGCCGTGTCTTGGACGGACTACGCCCGCCCCGGAGGCAGCAAGTCCCAGCACCACGCTCATCCACTGGTTCTTGCCGCGCTGGAGATGTTGGTGGACGATCTTGGCGGGGACGTCTTGCCAGAGGAAGTCAGGGAGGACTATCTTGACGCTGGATAATTGCTGGATAGACCCCCCTTAAATCCAGCAAAACCGGACGTTTTGTCTGCTTCTGTCCCGACAACCTACAAGGCTCCACTCCGGTGGGGCCTTTTTCTTATGGCTGCGGACGCGGTTTTTGTAGGCTGCGGACGCGGGGTCACTCCGTTGGTAAGGGTGAGGTCCGGGGTTCGATCCCCCGCCGCAGCACCATTTTCCCCCACATAAACAAGCACTTAACCGAAGGCCCGAAACCCTGTTTTGTAGGTCCGTCCAGCATCGCTGGATTTAAGGGGGGTCTATCCAGCAATTCGTTCTCCTTATGCCGCCACGAACGTGCCGACGGCGTAGGCGCTGCCATTCCAGTCGGCCACGGATTTCAGGTCCACGAGCGGCGTCATGCCTGCGACGGTCCCGGCGTAGACCGCGTTGCCGCCGCCGTCGTAGAAGTCGGCGTAGACCGCCGTGGTGTTATCTTCGATGGAGTACCAAACGTTCGAGACATGCAGCGTGCCCATCGCGCCGCCAGCTATGTTGCCAGCGCCGATAAGGATTGGTGACTTCTGTGCGTTCCCGTTGAGGGCAGTGTCGAGCGCAAGCACACCGTCGATCCAGATTTGCTGGGAGCCTACACGTGTCTTAACAAGCCACTTCTGGTCGGTAGCCGTGGCCATGGCTGAACCGGTCAGGTAAACCGACCCCATAGACGAGCCTGCGGTATTCTCAGCTTTCAGGAACCACCGCTGGTTGCTGTCAAACAGTGACAGGTGCCAGTCGCCTGTGCCGTTGCCTGAGTTGAGAACGAACCCGACACTCGGCACGGCGGCGGGGATGCTCACCGTAAACGCCAGCGTCACATAAGGCACCGACGTGCCCATAGCCGCGTCCATGTCGATCCACGCCGTCGTACCGTCAAGCACAACTGGCTCAACCGTAGCCGGGGCAGGCCCGGCCAAGGTCAGCGCCACGGACCCGCTGTTCGCGGAGAATGTCCCTGCGCCTGCCTGACGCTGCGTCGGTACGACATCCTCCATCGTCACGAACATATCCATTCCCCCGGCGATCACGTTCGCGCCGACTGCGCCGAGGTCTTTGAAGTATCCGCCGGGGGCTGAGTAGATCGCCGACATTCCTGCGTCGCTGTCCAGTCCGAGCAGCGCGCCGCTGTGGCTGGCGAACAGTCCGATCTCTCCGATCCACGGGCGGACGTGGGCCGGGACCGTGCCGAGATACTGGCCGCCCAGATACATCGTTTTGTTCGTGCCGAGCGTGTCCGTGTCGATGGTGGACAAGTCCCAGTCGCTATTGCGGATGTAGCCGTCGATCACGCCGTTGAACGCCACGCGGACGATGCCGTAGCGGAAGTCGTACTCCACCGCCATATCCACCTGCACGCCTTCGGCGTAGGTGTCCTTACTGGTAAACTTCAACATCGGTATCGTGTCGGCGCTGTTCTTGAGGTACAGTTCGATCCGCCCGCTTGACGTCCGAGATACCTCGAAGGTGTTGCCTTGGCTGTCGAACACGCTGCGCTGCGAGCCGTCCGCCCCGGTCGTCGCCGTGAAGGAGACCAAGAAGCCGCCGATGAGGCCAGCCGCCTTGCCCGCCTTGTACGTCCCGGACCAGCGGGCGTCGGCGTTCCATTGTGTCCTCGTGTATGAGTGGGCTGTGCCGCCGGGTGCGGGCGTCGGCACCGCGAAGTCGTTCGTCACCGCGCCAGCGCCGAGGTAGTTCGGGGAGGATGGCCCGCCCATGTCGTGGTCCAGCAACCAACTCCCAGTCTTGATCGTGAAGGCGTCGCGTATTTCGTGCGCCTCCACCCTGTCGAACCCCTTGATTGGGTGGCCTTCAAATTCGTCGCGGTAGTGGTCGTCCCCCATCCAGAAGTTTTCGTAAGCCTCCACCGTGGCGTCCGTGACGACGTAGCCGTTGCCGCTGTCGCCGTCGAATTCGTAGGTCGTGTTTCGGTAGGGCGCGAGGTTCTTGCCGATCTGCAAGTTCTCAACCGCGTCCATGTAGAACCCCGGCGTGCCGCTGCCGTACAGCGTCGCCCGCAAGTTCACGTTGCCCATGACCTTGGCGGCGCGACAGCCCGCGATCATCTGGCCGATGTTGCCGGTCACGTTGAGGTTGTACAGCATGTTGATGTCGGCGTAGGTGTCCTGCCCGTTGCCGGGGTAGGCAGCCCCCGGAAGGTTCGGGTCGTTGAATTTGGAGCCCGTCGAGGATGACGTAGGTACGGGGAAACCAAGTGCCGCGTGCAAGTCCACCCGCTTCCAGAAGGCCACGTCGGAGTAGATACCCGCGACAGTGACGCCGCTCATGGTGGCGCTCGCCGAGGGGTCGCCTGAGCCGCCTGTCGATGAGTGGGGGTCAGTCGCCGTCACGCCTGTCGTGTTGTCGGAAGGTGACGCCCAGACGCCGATGTGGACGCTGTCGTAGGCGAACATGTCATTCGCCGCGCTGCCCCAAGTGGTGAAGTTCGTATATACGTCTTCAATTGTGACGTTCGTATATCCGCAGCGATCCGCACCAAGGAACATACCCCGTGCAACATCATGGATATAGCAGTTCGTCGCGTCACTGTCCGGGCCCTTGAACGAGATGCCCTGCGACATGACGCTGTTCGAGTATCCGCTGCCCGCCTTGCGGAAGCCGCTGTTTGCGTAGGTGCCGTCGCCCGTCACGACGTCCACGAAGGAGGTCGAGGACACTTCGACGTTCTCGAACTTGATGAAGCTGGAGGCGTTGGCCACCATCAGCGGGGCGCTGTTGTAGCCCGCCGCTATGTCGCCGCCGCTGTAGCCTGTCGCGGGGTCGTCGTGGTGGACGTGGACGTTCGTCAACCTGATCTTCGTGTTGCCGTCGAAAACGATGGGGCCGATGGTCGCCCCCCACTCGTTGAGCGACGGTTCGGCGGCGCTGTTCTGGGTGAAGCCCTCGTAGGTGATAAGCTGCTCAGAGGTGAAGACGCGAGCGGGTGGTATCCAAAGCAGGAAACCTTCATCTGTGATATAGTCTTTGGACCTACCGACCATTGTGACCGAGCCGTCCAGTGGCACCGCCGCGTATGCTGTCGCCCGTTCGGCGTATGACGCAAAGTGCCGCTGCCCTGCGACGCCTGTGACCGTGGTAGCTCCGATCACGACAGGCCCCACCGCGAGCGGGGAGGTGTTGGGGGTTAAGACGCCCGCCGCGACGGTAAACTCACCGTAAACGCCGTCCGCCTCACTTGTGGCAACGCCGCCGTGCCCCACTGGGGTGAGCGTGCCGAAGTTGATCGCCGACGACACGCCGGGGTTCTCGTACCCGGTGGTCCACTCCGCGTCCACTCCAAGAGAGGGGAACCTCGCGTCCACCCCCGGCGAGGGGAACCTCGCGTCCACTCCAAGAGAGGGGAACCTTGCGTCCTGACCGGGGTTTTCGAAGCGTCGGTGTGCCATGGGCGTGCGTCCGTAATGTTTGTTGGTTGCGTTAACCTACAAAACCACGGGCGCACCGTCCACAAATAAAGGTGATTTCCTCCGGGGGGCTTATTTGGCTTTAGGCCCGACCGCCACGTCCGCGAACGCAGACGCCGCCGTGTTGGACGAAAGATACTGCATAACTGAGTAGCGCAGGACTGCCGAGCCGCCGCCGGGAACCGGGACGGCGGACAGGCCGACGTTCACCAACGGGATCGCCGTCAGACGGTAGAGCGATTTAGCCGCCGTGTGTTCCGCCGTGTTGGTGTTGGCTGAGTTGCGCGGCCCTATCCCCGGAATACCCTTGATAATGTTCTGAGTGTTGGACGCGATGTAGGCGGGGGTTGCGCCAACCAAGAGGGAAGTCAGATCGCGCTCGTACCGCAGCCCGTTGTAGGCGTTATAAATGACGTCGCCGGGGCCGAGGATGCCCGTCCGGGAGAGGGCCAGTTTGACCATCCATTCTTCCCATTCGTCGTCCGCTTTTTTCTTCTCCCACTGCTCTTGGTCGTAGAGCGCAGCGCGCACCGTCCCAACAACAAACTGCCCCGCAAAGAGGGTGGCAAAACCTGCCGCCGTGGCAAGCGCGGGCAGGGACGCGGACGCCGCCGCCTTGGCTTTGCCTGCGCCCAACTCGCGCTCAATCTCATAGACGCCTTTCATCCGCCGGGCCGTTGCCGCGTGGACGTTTTCGAAGAACGTGAAGATGAACGACATTAGCGAGTAGGCCAGCCGCCCCATCGGCGTGGACGCCAACATGGGTTTGTCCGCCCGGCGCGGGTTCTGGATGGTCTGGTCCACGAACCGTCCCATCATCGCGCCGTAGACTTTGCCCTCCGGCGTTTGCAAGTCGGCCATTGTCGGCAGCTTGTCCCGAGCGGCGAGCCACTTACGCATGGTTTCGAAATTCTTCGGACCCACGCCTAGCTCTTGGAATTCGCGCTCAACCAGTCTCTTGTTCACTGCGGACGCCTTGGGGTCCGCGTGCGCACGAGCCATGTCGCGCAGCCAGTAAGAGCCCCCGGCGAGAACCGCCCGGCGTTGGGCGTTGGTTAGCTGCGACAAGAAGTTAGCCCGGAAAAACCTCGTCATGATGGTGTTGCCGGACACGATGTTGCCGTGATCGCCTGCAAGCCGGTTCAGCAGCACCGTGTCATGCAGGGGCGTGGACACAATGCCTATCATTTCCGCGAGCGCAGCCAACTCTTTTACGCTCTTGTTGCCGCGCACGGCTTCGCGCAGGTAGGTGCTAAACGTCCGCGCGGTCGTGGTCACGTCGCCGGTCCGCATCATTACAGTGAGCGGTTCCGCGACGGAGGACCACGCGGCGCGCGGCAGCAACGTAATGTAGCCGAGGACGAACAGCGCAGCGGACAGACGGTCCGCGTGCTTCATGCCGTTGGAGCGGTTGCGCCCGGTAATTTCCTCAATTGCGTTGCGGGCGGCGTCCACTTCGTCGGACTTCGCGCCTTGGTCCACGGCTTCGTTCATCGCCATTTCTTTAATGTTATCGCGCTTAACATCTGTCAGGTCGCGCAGAATGTTGAGGCGGCCTTGCGCGGTCTTGTAGTTGTATTTTGTCGGGCTGCGTTCGATGGCCGATTTTATTTCCGGGCGGGACAGAACGCGGTCGATCTTGTCGTAACCCCCTGCGGCCCCGAACCGCTCATGGTATTGCGCGCGGGCTTCCACGCCGTGGACGTAGCCCAAGACGCTGGTCAGCACGTCAGTGTCGTACCAATCCGCCATGATCGTGTCGGCTTCCTTGGGGTGTGTCCGGACCTTCATGAAGTTGGCGTCCGGGCCGAGGCTGTCGAACGAGGTGCTTTCCCCTGAAATGACGCGGGTTTTCCAGTCAAGCGCCGACTGGTTCGCGTAATCAAAACGGACCGCGTCCGCGAGGTCGTCCATTGCGTCGTTGATCATTGTCTCGTCGTCGGCGTCAATGGCGTCTTTAAGTGCCTGAATTTCGTCCACGTAAAGGTCCTGCCGATCAAGCGGGTCCACGCGCTTGGCGGTTTGGCGCGCAAGCTTGAGCATGTCCTCCGGGCTGATATCCTCCATTAGCCGGTCGAACACAACTTCGTATAGACGCGTAGCGTCGCCCACAAACTTGTCGGGGTCGTCGTTTACGCGCGCAGGCAGTAGCACGCGCGGCAAGTAACCGGTGTCCTCAACGTAACCCAACTCCAGCCCGGCGTTCAGCGCCCGTCGGTAGGTGGCGTCCATGATGCGGCGCAGTGCAGCCGCAACCGTCCGGTGTTGCTTCGTCGCACCCGCCGGGGTTTTGCCAAGTAAGCTGTCGCGGATAATATCGTTGTCCGACTTCTTGAGCCGCCCTGTCACCCAATTCTCCAGCTTGTTTGACCGAAGAATGTTGCGTATTTGCGACCCGGTTGAGTTGGTCAGTTGTTCGCGCGCTTCCTCAAAGGTCTGGGCAATCGTGTCGCCGGAGCCGTGTTTCGTCATAACGCGCTCGAGCATCTCGTTCAGGAACAGTTGCGCGCCCTTTGGCGCACGACGAACCCGCGCCATCGTGGCCCCTCGCAGAGAGAACAAGTAGAACCGCCCAATGTCCGCCATGCGCTGGCCCGCGCGGGCGACATACTGGCCGTTGTTTTCGCCGTCGCGCATACTAACGCCGGTGTTCATTGCCAGCGTGGACGCGCCGTTGCGCAGGGACGTGCGAAGGGGCTGGTTGGTCAGCTTCTTGAAGCCGTTCCGGATGCGGCGCAGTTCTTCTTTGACTGACGCCGTGTTGCTGTCGCTTTCATCCAGCACGCCCATCTTGGACCAATAGGCCGGGTCCAAAATGTCCAAGTCGGCGGGCCGCTGGGCTGCGTTGCCTGCCATGCCTTGGACGTCCGTGCCGATGTGGCCGAACAGATCATCGAAAGCGGAGAAGATTGCCAGCCGCTCGGACGTCTTGGGGTAGAGCAAAGCCAGCGCCCGGTCTGCGGACGCGAGATAAGCCTTATCCCCCTTAGCGATAAACTCCGTTGTGCCCCCGGCCATTTCAACCTTGTGCGCAATGTACGCTTCGAAGGCTCGCGCAATCATCTCGTGGACGCTGGCGTAGTAATCCTTCATTGACGGGAACGCGCGCGCCGAGTTGGCGCGGTAGGCGGACGGGTCTATCTTGATGCGTGTCGCGCCGGAGCGCAGCCGCTCCAACTGCTCGAGGGCCTTCACGGACGCCTTGGTGGGCTGGCCTTTCAAGGGACCGTGCTTGTGGACGGCTTGCGCCTTCTGCTCCAGCCGCATCATGTTGACGGCCAAACTGGCGTCGGTGAAGAACATTTTGTGGACCAGATTTACGAACGCCGCCTGCAAACTGTCGGACGGGTCCAGCCCGTCTGCTCGCGTCAGGTGCGTGAACAACCGGCTTTCCGTGCCGGGAGTTAGCGTGTCCAACAGGTAGTGGTCCAGTGCGTGCATCCACTCATGAGCGAAAGAATTGGACCGCTCCGGCATGTGGATTGTTGTTGTGGTTGAGTTGTACATGCCTAAATAGGACCGGTTGCTTTTGTCCATCGAAAGGTTCAAGCGTCCGCCGAGGCTCATAGCTTCAAGCGGCAGGCGCATCACGTGCGCCATGAATTGAATGTTGCGCCAGCCGTCCAACAGGTTTTCCACCGCGTCGATAGCCCGGCCCTTGCCGGACCCGTTCGCGCCCCGCGCGACTGCAATCCCGAATTGGCTGCGGAACAGCCGGGTAAGGAGGCCGATCTTTTGTTGCGGCGGCATGAGTACGCCGTCGTCCGGGTCCACCCCGGCGTCGCGGTAGGCTTGTTCGTAGATAGACTGCCGATTTGTGGAGGACGCCGTGCGGAGGTCCGGGTCCGGGTCTATCTGCTTTTCTTGGAGAGGCCGTTGTTTTGCATCTTGTTCGCGGCGCGGACCATCGACCGTTCCCCGTTTTTCAGTCCGCTTGCTCGCAGCGCTTCGGCCACTAGACTGTGTTTCCTGTCCGCGTCCGCTTGGGTCTGCTTCGGCAAAGAGGCTTCCGGTCCCGTCATTGCGGTTGGAGGCTTGCTCGCTTTGAATGTCATTGGTTAGTTCCATCCCATCTTTAATCGGCGCTGGCTCCACACCGGGGAGGGTTGCTTGGTCCGTCCGCTGTTCGGCGGCGCGGGTTGCGTATTCGGTCAGGAAGTCCTCCATGGCCTTGCGCGAAACCATCCGGGTGCCCGTGTCGTTATAGAAGGCCCCAAGCAACGTGTCCGTCAAGGGCGAATTGGGTTCGGCGAACGCGTCCGACTGCGCCCAATAGTCGGATAGGTTCATTTTGCGGGCCTTCAAGTCCGAAATGACCGCCGTCATTGCCCGCAGGTCGTCGGACAGGTCCACGTTCGCACTGACTTCGCCCCGGTCGATGGCGTTGCGCAGGCGCGAAAACGCGGGCGCAGCCGTAACCAGTGCGTTGGTCAGGGACGCCGTGTCGTCGTCCGTGCTTTCCGTCAGGCGGGTCAGCATCTTTTCATCGGCGTAGGCGTGTTGGAAGATCGCCGCTTGGAACCGGCGCTGGCCGTCGATGGTCAGCCCGCCCTCTTTCGTGACCAGCGCGCCTTGCGCGGACTGCGGCAACCGGGCAACGAAAGCCCGGATGAACCCCCGGTTGCTCGCGGACATGAGGTTGCCGCCTTTGTAGTTGGACAACAGATCGTCGTCCACGAGCCGCGCGTCGGCGCGGGCGGTCTCGCTGCCGGACATGGTCAACGTGGCGGACTGGTTGCTGGCGACCGTGAAGTCGCGGGCGTCCGTCTCGGTCACACGGCGGCGCACCATAACGGGGTTGCGCATGTTGGCCGCTGCCGGGAAACGAGCCACCATGGCGGCGCGGTATTCTTCGGCAGTGCCGCGTTCGTAGCCCCGGCGCAGGCCCATGACCCGTCCGTTTCCGCTTTCGACCACGCGCCCATCGGGACCGATGATGGGAGCGCCCCGGTCGGTTTCGGGGCTGTCGCCCAAGCGGGCGGCGTTGGGGGCGTTGGCGATGCTTTCAATTTGGGTCTGCGATGCCGCCCGGTCACGGTCGCGGGGCTGCAACTCCTGCGGATAGTCTTTGCTGTCCGACGTGAGCAAGTCGTCCGCTTCCATCACTGTGGTCTCGACTTCGATTTCCTCGTTGTCGGGCGTGTAGATTTTCGACCGGGTCGGCGCTTCGACTTGTTCAGTAGGTTGTTCAGTAGGTTGTTCAGCAGGTTGCTCAACAGGCCCATCCACTGCGTCCGGGGCGTCCGGGGCGTCCGTGGGTTCAGTCTGCGCGTCCGCAGTGGCTGTTATGGTTTGCTCAACGGGGGCCTGAGCACTAATTTCCGGCTTGGCCACGGACGTGGCCGCGTCCGCAGTGTCACCCTGCTCGTCGAGGGTAAACCCTTCGGGCAACGTATCCAGTAACTCTGACGGCTCGGGCGTTGCCGATGTGGGTTGCCGGTCTTGCTTCATGGCTTCAACAACGGTCTGACCCGCCGTGGTGATTGCGCCGGTCGCTCCGCCGCCCACGATTTCCGCGCCGATTTCTCCCACGTCGATCTTGCCGTCGGTCAGCATCTGGGCCGAGGCTTCGCCCGCGCCCTCGCCAGCCGCTTCCACCACGCCGCCGCCAACGGTCGCGGCTACGCGCGTCCCTTTACCTGCCTGCGCGGCTGAACGCGCCAAAGCCCCGGTGGCCCCGCCGGTCACGGCGTCCATTGCGCCGATGGCAACGGCGCGTTGCGTCGCCTTCGTCACCATGGCCGTGACGGCTTCGGGGTTTTCCATGGCCCACGCTTCCACGGCGGCTTTGTCGTTCGGGTCGATATTGAGCGCTGTCAGTTCTTCGCTGATACTCTGTGCAACGGACGCACCTTTCTCGGTTGCGCCACCCACGAGGCTGGCCGCTGCGGCTGCACCGCCGGGGCCTGCGATGCTCCCAAGGACACCCGCCGCGATGGTCGGCGCGGACGCGGGGAGCGAACGCAGCGCAAACGTCCGGGCTACGCCGCCCGGATCATCGGCAAACGCGCCGCCCATGTCTTTGACTTTCTCCCAAGTCGTGTCGCCCTGCGGCTGCGCGAACCGCTGCGCTGCCGGGTTCATCGGGATGGCCGAAGCTTCCGCCATTTGCTGCTGAATAAGGGGGGCGTTCTGCGCTATGAGCGAAGCGCCGTCCGCAGCCGTGCGGTCAAGCGCGCCTTGGCGTTCGCGGGTGCTGGAGGTTGTGGCGGCGGCACCGTACTGCGCGACTTGTTGCCGGAGCAAAGTGATTTCGTCCGCGACTTGGGCGCGTGTTTCGTCGTCCGGGAGGTTGGGCAGTTCCAACTCCAGCGCGTCCGCCTGTTGTGTAAGTTGCGCAGCCTCTTTGTCGGCGTACTGCACGCCGCCGATGCTGTCTTGCTGGTCCATGAGGCCAGCACCTTTGGCCACGCGAAGGCCCGGAATGATCGTGCGCGCCTGCGCAATGCCTGCCTGAATGTCGCCGCCCGCCGTGGATTGGTCGATAGGCTCCGGCGCGTCCAGCATGAAGCCCGGCGGGGGCGGCGGGATCGTGGTGTCCAGCGCGTCGGGCGCGTCCAGCGTGAAGCCGGAAGGGGGTGGCGGGATCGTGGTGTCCAGCGTGAAGCCGGAAGGGGGCGGCGGGATCGTGGGGTTCAGGGTGAGACCCATGTGTTAGCCTTTCGGAAGCATTGAGGGGCGGCGCAGCGCCTGTTCGGCGTCATTTGCGGCCATCGTGGACCGGGACATTACTGCCTCGCGCAACATCTCCATGAAGGGCGCGGTGGCGTCGCCCCCTATGCGCGGCGCGGGGGTTCTTGCGGACATGGCGGGGCCCGTCGGTTGCGGCTCCGGGGGGAGTAGGTTCGCCAGTTCTGCGCCGGGGTCCGGGAGGATGCTAGGGGCTTGGCCCTGTGGAGGTTGGCCCATAGGTGCCGGGTTGCCGCCGAGAATACTTTGGATATAATTTCGGGTTTCGTCTGGAAGTGCACCAAGGTCGCCGTTCCATTTATCTGCGTTTCCTGCGCCCCAATTGTATGCAGCCAGTGCGCGCGGCTGGTCGTTGTTATAGCGGGACAACATGGCTTGCATGTATTCCCGCCCAAACGCTTCGTTCACTTGCGGGTTGAACCGCTGCTCCCAATCCATCGGCGCAACACCAAACCCCGGATCGCGTGCCGTGTCGGGCATGATTTGCAAGATGCCAGCCGCCCCGGCGGGGGATACGGCGCGCGGGTTGCCGCCGCTCTCCTGCCGGATTTGGTTCGCGATAAGCTGTTCGAACGGAAGGGTCATTACATCGGCACCCACTGGCCATTGCGCCACGCCACCTTGTTGCCGTTTGCGTCCGTGGCCGTAGGTTCAGCGGCGGCTCCGGTGCCGCCCGTGGCTGCTTGCGGGGCCGCGCCGGGTTGGGGCAGAAGCCCACCACCGGGAAGGCCGCGCTCCACGCGCTGCGACGGGCCGGGCCAGATGCGGTTCTCGAACTGGTTAGACTGGAGACCGGCGGCGGCAAGCACGTTCTCCACCGCAGAGGCTGCGTTCCGCGTCCGCTGGAATTCCGCAGCGGCTTCGGTCACAAGGCTTTGCAACAGTTCCGGCGGAACCTCCGCGCCCTTGAATTCCGCCGCCAAGCGGTCTCCTATCGTTCCGGTCAGCGCCTTCACCACGCCCGCCGACACGATTGGCGGGGCGGCCTTTCTCCCGGCGTTTGGGTTCTCTTTGAGAAATTGTTGCTTCAACAGTTCTGTTTCGTTGACGGACGTTTGCCGCCCCCCGGCTGCCTCGTCGGAGATACGCTGCTTCTCCAACTCAGTGATGGAGGCCAGTTCGCTGTTTGCCATGCTCTGGTCGTTGACCATGCCTTGGCGGGTCTGTGCGTCCGCTTCGGCCTGTGCCTGCCCCGGCTGCGTCTGGCCGTAGTTGTCCACCACACCGGTGCCGAGGAAAACCTGGGCCATGTTGTCGGGGGTTTCAAACTGCGGATTGATCAACGTCGAGTAGCCCGCAACCGTTCCGGGGTCGTTCAGGTCGATGCCCGCCGAGCCGAGCGCGCCGATAAGGGCTTTTCGGCCTTCGGGCGTGGCGGGGTCGATGCCCGTCAGTGCCCCGGCAAGGCCCATTAAATTGTCGTGAGTTTGCTGCTCGCGTCCGTCCGCGTTGCGGGTCGTGTCCGCCACGGCGTTGGCCTGCCCTGCCTGCGCCCCGTAGAGGTTCGCCTGCTGGTCGTACATGCCTGACCCGGCGCGCGCCCGGTAGTCGCCTGCCACTGCGTTGGCTTGGCCGGATTGCGCCTCCATAAGCGCCCGCTTGCCGCGCGCAAGATCGGCTTCGATCATGCCCCCGGCGTTCGGGGCGAAGATTTGGGCGAGTGCTTGGAACCCTTCGCGGATGCCGTTGCTACCTGTATTCATGGAAGATTGCATCTGTTTGCCTCACATTACGCGCATAGGTGGACGAAGGGACGAGGACGGGGCGAGCGCCGAGCCCCCCATGGAGCCGCCGAAAAGGCCGGGGCCTGCCATGCCTAAAAATGAGCCAGCGCCGCCAAGCAAGTCGGCCAACATGTTGTCGCCGCGTGTGACTTGGGCCGGGGCAATGTTCTGCTCTTGATTGCCCACGCCAAGGGAGCCGCGTCGCAGCCCGCCGATGGTGGAGAGGGCGTCCGCGCTGTTGCCGAACGTAAGGGCGCGGTTTCCGGACGTGGTGGCGTATGAGGACAGGTTGGCCAGCGCGGCGATGCGCTCGCGGCTTTTCGAGGCTGCTTCGTTTGTGCGCCGGGCTGCGTCCTGCCGGACGTCCGCGCTCGCAGTAGAAGTCAGCGCCGGTTGGTTCAGCGCGTCCGGGCGAGTGGATAGCGCCGAGATGAAGTCGTCCGCTGCGGTGTTCCGCTCCGTGTCGTAGTTCTCACGCGTGACGGCGTCCTCGGTGCCCCGGTACGTCGTTTCCGCTTCGTCCTGAAAGCCTTTCTGCCGGGTGATTTCAGCCTCGCGCGCCTGCTGCGAAATGTCGAAGGCGCTCTTGTTGGCTTGGTTCTGCGCGTTCACGTAGTTCTTGTTTGTCTTGGCGGTGCCGACGGCTCCCGCAGTGGAGAGGACGAGAGAGCCGATAGTGATGGGGTCACACATGATGTTATCCTTAGTTCACGATCCGGGTGGAACCGGAGGTCGAGGTCCCGGTGCTGCCGGAGCGGTAGCGATCCCAAAGCGCGTCCTGCTGTTGGCCGTACCGAACCGCGCCGATGCCTTGGCCCACGCCGGAGAAGATATCTCCGAGGGGGTTGTAGCGCGGCTGTTCTTGGAACAAGCGTTGAGAGGCGGCGTTGGCTTCGTTGGCCGCGCGCGCACTGTCGCCGGTGGCGTTGAGTTGAGACACGAGAGTGGACCGTTCGCCCTGCACACGTCCGCGCAAGTTGTTGGTCGCGGCTGTTGCTTCGGATACCACTCCGGCGCGGGCGTCGTCGTACTGGCCTCCGAGGTCGCCGCGTCCGTCTGCGGCCATGGACGAATTTAGCGTCCCGGCGCGGGCCAGCGCGTAGGTGAGTTGGTCGTTCGCTTTGCCAAACTGGTCGTCGAGTTGGGGCTGATAGTAGTCCATATAGGACCCCTTAAAGCCGTCATAGAACCCGTTATCGAATTGCGAAAAGTTGCTGTCAATCCGCTCGGTGCCTTCGCGGATGCGCCCTTGCCGGGCTTCTTCCTCCCGGCGCGCGCGGGCGCTGTCCTCAAGCATCTGGTCTTGGTAGCTGGTGTCAACTTCTGGGCTAGAACCACACATGGCTTAGGTCCACTTCTGGTTTCGGCACCCTATCGCAGTTCAGCGGACACGTTGCTGTTGCTCTGGGTCGTCCGGCGCTGGTCGATTTTGTCGATCACGCCTTTTGTCGTTTCTCGCGTCCATACGTAGTTTACAAAATCTTCGCCGTTTTTGCCCCAATTGTCCAATTTTTCTTTCGGTTTTGCTCCAAGAAATTCCAACCACTTACGTGCGTCCTCGTGCGTGGCCAGCGACATGGCGTCCACGCGCGCGGCTCCGGAGTTGTAGAGGGCGGGCAGCATGAACCGGCGGACATGGCGCGTCAACAGGCCGATGGCTTCGGGCCACCGTGCCGTGCCGAAGGCCCACGCAGACCACACGTTTGGCCAGCGCGGGTGCGCGCCGATAACAGCTATCGGTTCGCCGTCGTCGGCGACGGCACACCACTGGAACGGGCCGGTGGATAGTGTGTCGTGGGCAAGCTTGTCCGTGTCCTCGCCATACCGGGTGGCGAAGATTTCCTCCCGGTCGCGCGGACGCATGTTGCGGGCGATGTGCGTGACGTCGGACAGTGTGTGCGTTGTGATTAGCCGAGGCACTAGGATTTTTCCCCGGACTTGTAATGCAGCGCCATGGACGAGATTACCGCCGGGCCGCTTTCCACAGAAACCATCCGGGCTTGAATGTGCGTGCTGCGCATGTCCAGCGGTACGCGACCAAGCGCCCACGTGGGATTGGATACGCGGGCAACCTTGAGCCACGATGGCGTGGATAGCGACACGTTGATGTAGACGTCCCACACGCCGGAGCAGGTAACGTCCAAACCCGTCCACGCTTTCGAAGCGGCAGGATCGCCCGCGTCGAGGAAGGCGGTCTCCACCGTGGCCACAGTGTCGTCATAGCTGTTTTCTGCCGCGCCGGACGCGCTGGTGGCCAGATACGGGTTGACGTCCTCTGCGGGTGTTGCGCCGTACAGGAACAGTTGGTCGCCGGAGCGGAGTGCAACTCGGGCGTTGGCCTTGGTGGCCGCGTCGATTGTGTAGGGGAATTCGAACCGGGACCACGCCGCGATTTTGGTGGACGGGAACGTGGATAGCACGAACGCCTCGTTCTCCCAAATAAGCCAGAAACGGCCAGATAAGGGGTCAACTAGGGCCCGGATTTTCAGGGCAATTTCGTCCGTGAGCAGGCCGCGCTTGGCGGCAATCAGAACGTCAATGGGAGACCCGACGTCGTTCAAGGTCGCGGACGTGCTGCTGTCTCGGGCGCGCAGGCTACGGATGCCGGTGTTAGATAGGAACAGCACGTCGCCGTTGGAGGCTCGGGCAAGCCCGTGCGGGGCCAACAGCCCGGTGTTGCCGAGGACTTGCACCTGTTGGTTCAGGTCGGGGTCAGGGTCCATCGCCCAAACCTGAACGGCGGACTGTCCAAACAACGCAACGCTGGAGTAATACTGTTCGATGCCGACCAGTTCCTCCCCTGCGCTGTCTTGGATCGTAACGTCGATAATGCCAGCGCCTGCGCCTGCACCTGCGCCCCAATCGGTTGCGTCCGCCACCGCGCTGAAACGCAGGTTCGGGCCGTCGGTGGCGTATAGTTTGGATTTGTGCGCGTAAACCGTCGTGCCTTGCGCGCCGGGGTCGGTGACTTCCACGTTGTTGTAGAAGTGGCGGACGCTGTCGTCGGTCATGCGCACAATCACGTAGTGAACCGCGCCAAAAAACTGCGCGTCCAGAACGTCCACAACGGTCTCCGCGTCGGAGGGGAACAGCCGGTGGTATCGGACGTAAGGAGGCAACAGTGGCTCGACAAGCGCGGGGTCCGCGTCACCGAACACGACGAGGCGGTAGCCGTTGAAGGACAGACCGTGCGTTAGCCCGGCGGGGAGCGTCCCTACGTCCGTGAAAAGTTGGCGTTTCTCGATTTCGCCGCCCGCCGATACAACGGCGTTCGTCATCGTCCGCAGCGAGCCGGGGGTGGCCGCGACGGGTGACTTGCGGAGGTCAATCCCCTGCGCGAAGTCATCTAGCATAATGTAGGGCATGACCTAGTCCTCAGTCGTGGCGGAAACGCTGGCCACGATTAGCCGGGCGGTTGCCTTTCGGGTACATACTGACCGGGCGGTTGTCCGGTTCAGACTGGTTGCGGCGTAAGTTGTCGTAACGCGCGAGAGCCTTTTGCAGCTTCATGCTTGCATCCTCTGCCTCTTGACCGGCTAGGATTTCAGCGGCGGCGTGCAGGACCACAACCGGGCCGTCGATGGTGGAGTAGTCCGTGTCTGGGTCGATCAACGGGTATAGCGCCCGCTTGCCTTCGAACCGGAGGGTGGCGTCGTTGGCCGGGAGTGGCCAGATTTCAAACATGTTGTTTTCGATGCGCTCCGCGCCGGACGCGAGATAGTGCGCCCACCGCTGGATATGTTCTTCGCGGGTTCCCGCGTTACTGTCCGTGCGGTTGTGTTCCGTGGCACGGATGCCGTAGCCGAGCAGGTCCCATTGCGTTTCTCCGGCGTTGCGGACGTGGACGTTGGACGTGCCTTCGTACATGATTGTGTCCGGGTAGGTCGCGTAACGCTGCCCGGCGGTGATTTCCACGTCGGCGGAAATGGCGAGCATCGGCCAATCAAAAGACATATAGACTTCTTCTTGGACGCGTTGGAGCAACGAGGTGTGCTGCTCCAACAAGTGGGTGGCGTGGGCCACGTCCTGAGAGATGCGCGCTTCGTGGCGCAGCATCGTCAGCATTTCGTTCAAGGACATGATCCGCACGGGGGCCGCTCCTGTTAGTGGGGAAGTTGGTCAATCGCCGGGAGGGCGGTCTTGGCCGGTTCTTTGGCCGGTTCTTTTTTCTTCGCGGCTTTGCTCCGGACCAAGGCTTTCGCTTCGGCGGCGGCTTCGGTCACGGCCTTTACTTCTTCCAGCGTCGGGATGCTGTCGTCCCGGACAGGGAGGGACGCGCGCCCGGCAAGCGCAGGGAAGTGCGATTTAACGGCACGTCCATATTTCAGTGAGAGGCGTTCCAGTTCTTCTTCATGGAGGCGGTCAGGGGTCTCGCCGACTTCAACCATTGTGTGGACCGCGTCCACGCCGCCGTGGATGGCTTGCAGTACCAGCGCCTCTGGGTAGGTCACGGGGTTTTCGGCTCCGCGATACACCACGTTCTGAGGGGAACCGGCAAGGTTGATGTAGCACGAGAGTAATTGAAATTTAGCCACAGGGTTTTCTCCGTTGGGTGGGAACGCCGCCCCGGATGGTCCGGGGCGGCGAGGTGCCTATTTAGGCAATGTCGATCACGAGACCGGAGTTGAGTTGCGTGGCAACCATCTGTCCGGTGGAAGTGATAGAGCGATACAGCACGAACTTATCGTGCGGACGCGCAGGGTTGTGGACCTTGCGCCATTCGGCTTCCATTTTCTCAAGGAAAATGTGGCGCTTGTCGAACCAGTAGCCGCGCTTGGCGAGGCCGAGGTCGTCCAAGGTCGGGTCGTACTGGATCGTGGTGCCGTCAAACAGCACTGGACCCATTACGCCGTCTTGGCTGCCTTTGAAGCCCCGGTCCGAGTAGTTGCCGTTGGCGCGGATTTCACGCTCGTAAGCGTCAATGAAGTCCGAGCCCGCCAAGAACGTGTCGGGCTTGCCGCCAAACTTCGTCAACTGACGGCGTTCCCGCTGCAACTCTTGGATCAGCGCGCCGCCGTTCGCCGGGTCGGACGTGACTTCGTCGCCGCCGTGGACCGAGAGAGCGGGCGTAACGCCAACTGCCACGCCGAAGGCTGCGGTCCGTGCGCGGTTGCGCAGGTACGCGTTTGCCGCCGTGGCGCGGTTCTTACCGCCGACGGTGCCGAGCGCCGGGTTGGCCACAAGGAAGTGGGTCAGCCCGTGCAGCGCCAGCGCGTCCGCCGTGCCGTCACCCCAATAGAGGTCGTTGGCAGAGCGGGCGTAGCGTTCGCCGAAGTCGAACAGCTTGTTTTCCCACATGTTGATCAGCGCGGTCTTTTCGCGTCCGGAGTGGTTGGACGAGCCGCCCATTTCGTTGGTTACGCTGATACCGTCGTGCTTCAACTCGGTGTGCGTGACCGAGATACCAATGTGCATCTCTTTCCAGTCGAAAGACAGGCGGTCAAGGTTGGCCGGATTGAAGAACGTCACGGTGTCGTCGTACTCGTAACCGGCGAGGCTGTCGTCAGTGCCTCCGGCCCCATACGCACCCTGAACGGCCACGCTGATTGCGCCTTTACCGCCGGGGAAGGTTTTGGAGCCGCTGTCCATGATGTTGACAAGCGGGCGGTCTTGGAGGGACTGCTGGAAGGCAGTGCCTTTGTTGAGGTAGAAGTCCAACGCCGAGTTGGCGATGAAGTCCATTTGTGCTACCGTCAGGGCCATGATCTGAAACTTTCAAGTGTAGAGGTCAGCCGCCCAAGGCTTGATTGATAACGTCCTCGAGGGACGTTGGGACGGGCTGGACCCCGGAACGTCGGGGAGCCGCGTTGCCTGCCGTGGTGGGTGCGGGCCGTGTCGCTTTGCGGGCGGCTGCCTTTGGACGGAGCATTTGATTGACTTCGGCGTAGGCGGCTTTTGCCTGCGTCAAAGCTTGCTCTGGTGTCTTGGGCAGTCCCTGTTCGGCAACTATTGCCTGCGCCACCCGGCGCATCGCGGCGGTTTTTTCGCCGAAGTCGGGGTCAGCCACTTGGATTTCGTTGAACCAAGTGTTGATGGCGGACGCGATATTCCGTTGCTGTTGAGCGCCTTGCGACTGCTGCACCTGTTGACGATTTCGCTCCAGCCGGTCGGTGGCAAGCTGTTCGTTGTAACGCGAACGGGCTACCATCTGGGCCGCTTCTGTCGTCATGTCGCCCGTTTCCACCTGTTCTTGCAGGTCTTGCGGGACGGCTTGTCCGGTGGCTTCAAGGGCCATTTGAACAAGCGGTGCAATCCGATCTAGGAAGCCTTGCAACCGTTGTGGATCGCCGGATTTCAGGTCCGCGCCCACTTTGAACAAGTCCGCGACTTCTGCATCATGCAGGTTGTTCTCGGACATGTACGTCCGCACCGCTTTGTAGTTGTTGGCTTCGCTCTTGAAGTTTGCCGCTTCGTCACGGGCTTCTCTGCGTTGGGCCAGCAATTTGCTGATGCGTCCACGGGCCTTTCGGCCCATCTGGTTGAGTTCTTCTTCGGAAGGATCGTCGTCGGGGGTCTCGCCAGCTTCGGGTTCCGCTTCGTCCGGGGCTTCGTCCGCTTCCGCGTCCTCTGCCTCGCCATCGGCTTCGCCTTCATTGGCTGGTGTCCCATCACCTTCCTCGCCGTCAGCGTCCGCATCATCGTCAGTCTCGCCGTCCGTTTTCGGGGCGCTGTCGATGGCTTCGTCTGTCGGGGCGGCTTCGAAGGCCCGTTCGATGGCGTCAGCCATAGACTTGGGTTCTTCTATTCCTTCCGGTTGGTGGTCACTTTCGCCGCTGGACGTGAGCGGAGTTTGATCGTCCGGGGTAGTTTCGGCAGAACCTGCAACCATGGGTGTGTCGGTCGCAGTCTGTTCGCCGTCTTTGTCTCGCGATGGAGGCATGTATTCGCACCCTTGTGAATTCTGATGCGGCAACATTGTCTGTTTTGTAGGTTTCAAGCAAACTGCAAATTAGGGTATGCCCCTAATTTCGTTGGCAAATCTGACAGACCCGTCAGATAAAGTTAGAAGTTTGACGGGTCTGTCTAAGGATCACATTCCTACTGAGCCGGGAGGGGGCGGCGGCGCGCCTTCCGGGGGCCGTGCTGCGGAGTTAACCTGTTGGGGTTGTGTGGACGGAGCGTTGTTGCCGCCCTGCCCTCCCTGTGCGCGAGGGTCCGTGGCGGGACCGCCAGCGCCAGCTTGCTCCGGACCGGCTGCCTGCTTGGCCGCGTTCATCATTTGGATTGACGGCATACCTGCGGCGAAGGCGTCCGCCAAGTCCAACCGGTCGTCCATGCGGCGCAACATTTCCTTGGCCATCCACTCGGGGGAGATGCCGGGGATTTGCATAAGCATGGGGAAGATCGCCTGCGCGTTCTGTATGTCCTGCGCCTTGTTCGGGCGGCCAGTGGACGCCGCTTCGATTTCCAGCATGATTTCCAGCGCCACGTTCTCGCGGTCCAGTTCGGGCCACACTGCGCCGGGGCCAAGTACCTTTTTCACCTTCTCGGCGCTGCACTCCAAGAGCAGAACCTGCCCGGAGGCCCGCGCCAACTCGGTTAGGAATTCATCCAGATCATCGACTACGGACGCCACGGACGTGGACCGGGAGCCCTCCGCGATTGCGGCTTCGGTTGCCGTGGAGCCGGACGTGCCGCCGAGGTTGGCTTCCTGTTGTCCGAGCGCCCGCAGGTAGTCCTCGAACACGGGTGACGGGTCGTACACCGAGGGGTCGATGGAGGGCCCGGAGTGCGATTGCAGCAAGTCGCTGATTTTCTCGCCGGGTTGCATCCCTGTGATTTCAACAACGGCGTGTGCTTCGGCTTCCGTTATCTTGGCCTTGTCGTCCTCACTCAGCCGCCCGGAGGCCATGTAGGTGCGCGGGCGCGCAGCCACGCGGTGTTCGCGCAGGCCCTGCCGGGTGCGGTTTAGTTCCCTCTGCATGTCGCGCATGAGCCGGGCGTCCGACATTGGGATCACGGTGTCGTCGTCGTAGACCTCGTTGATCACGAAAGGGAACCACGGGAAGAACCGCTCCAAGTAGATATCCGGGGCCGCAGGCTCCACGAGAAAGTCGGGGTATCCGTCGCAGACAACATACACCATGCCGTCGGTGCGGGAGTACACCTCCCACAAACAATGGTACGTGTCGCCCTTCTTGTCTTTCACGCTGTCCGTCGGGCTATAGGCGTGGTGCCGTGTCCGGCGGTACGCTCGGGCCGTGGCGGCTTCCTCGTCGGACACTCCGGGGGCGCTGCTACTTACGTCCACGCCGTAGACTTCCTTGATCCGGTCGGCGGACAGGAAGTATTCTTCGGCCACCCACTGAGCGCCGACGAAGCCGCGAAGCTGTTTGATGTCCGGGTCCATGATGATCGCCGTGCTGTCGGGAAAGTTGTAGGTCAGGCCCTCGCGGATGATGACTTGTTCGGTCTGAGACAGATCGGCCAGAAGCAACCGGAGTTGTTCTTCCTCCGCGCTGCCCTCTAGGATTTCCCCGTCCGCCATGTCCGCAGAAAGACGCTCCATCGCGGACAACTGCTGCTCCGTGGTTTCGATGCGGCGGTCCACGTCCGGGTGTTTACCCATGATGCGCTCGTATCCAAGCTTGGTGTAGCCCACGCCGGTGGTCAGCGCGCGGCGGACCGTGCCTTTCATTTGGACCTTGAACGGGATCGGCTGTTCGTCAATCTCGTGTTCGTACATTAGTTCCAGCGTGCGGGCCATTTTGTCCAGCATCTGGTTTTGCGCCATGGTTTGTTGCGCGTCTTGCAACACCGCCATGGCTTGCATGTTCATGGGGTCCATGCTGACCGCTTCCATTGCGGCGGATATGGACTGGCCGGAGCCGTCCCACACCGTGGAGAGCAACCGGGGCTTGCGCTTGGCCACCACTTTGGGGTTCTTGCCGTAGATCGAAGCCGTGCGGCTGATAACGTGGCGCAACGTGATGTTGGCGACATACCGATCTTCCGGCGTTTCGGTAAACTGCGCGGCGTCCGCTGCCGACTGGCCCGTCGCCCACTGCGCTCCGGCAGTGAACCGCATGTCCTCTATCATCCGCTTGAACGCCGTGTCGTGCCAGAACGATCTAGCGCGGCGGACACGGTCCGCCCACGCGTTCACTAGTTCGGCGCGGCCCGCTTCGGGCTCCGGGGTCTCGCGGCTGATGATCGCGGATTGGTCCACTGCGGTGCCCATTGTGCTTTGAAATTCGTTTTCCATGCTACCAACCTTCTCTGGATGCTCGGATTTTATGCGCCCGTTCGGCGGCGCGGGTCTCTGCGAACAAGTGTCGGAACGTGCCGGGCGCGCCCCTTTGGCGAATGTTGGTCAAGTCGGACGAGCCAACTTGCTGGTTCATTCCGATGCCGATGTATGCCAGCGCGTCCACGAAGTCGTCGTGCGCGCCGTGGGGGAATTTTAAAATTTGGTCTTTCGCTTCCGGCCACCAAGGGGCGAAGCTTGGGAAGTACACCTTGCCCATGGCCATCCGGCCTTGGATCGACTGCGCGCGGGTCTGCTTGTCCGCGATAGGGGTGATTTCGATGATTGCCGCGTAGGTCTGTTCTTCGCTCATGCGCTTGCGCAGGAACGGGCCGATGGATTTGGTGATGTGTCCGCGTTCGGCCCACCAAAATTGCGGATGGTGCTGTTGCATTAGGGAGAGCATCTTTTCGACGGCGACGTCCGCCGTGAATTGGCCCCACTGGACAGTCGGCAGAACGTAGATGTTGTTTTCCGGGTCCACGCCGACGGGGATCATCGCCGTCTTGTCTCGGTCCTGCTTAATGGACACGGCGTGGTCGGACGCCACGTAGTACCGCAGGTTGGAGGGCAACTCGTCCTGCTTGTAGGTCTTGACCCATGACGCTTGGAAGAACGAGCCTTCGCCTGCGGAGGGTCGGCCTTGGTACAAGGCTTGAAAGCCTCTGGCGTCCATGCGTTGTTGGCGCAGAAGAAACTCCCGGCTGAACCGTTCGGGCCAAAGAGCCTCGCCGGTCTTGCGGCCCAGAATATCGTTTTCGAGCGCAAGCGCCGGGAGGTCGATAACTTCCCACTCAGCGGCTTCGTCCTTGTTGTAGAACGGGTTCATTGGGTCCGTCAGGCGTCCGACGAGATCATCTTCGTGCCATCGCGTCTGGATTAGCATGATCCACGCGTCGTCCGTCATGAGGCGGGTGCCGATAACTTGGCTAAACCACTCCCAAAGCTGGTCGCGGATAAGTTTGCTGTCCGCCTCTTTCCGGTCTTTGATGGGGTCGTCGATGATAAGGCCGTGGCCGCCACGTCCGGTGATCGAACCGCCGCGCCCCACGAACGCCAACAGGCCCCCTTCGACGGTCTCCAGCCGCTGGACGGACGCGGACCCGTCTTTGAGCGTGTGCTTTGGGAACACGAGTTGGTGTTCCGGGGATAGGATGTAATCTCTGACGGCGCGGCCCACGTCGCCCGCGTAGTTCTCGTTATACGTGCCGAAGATGAGAGACAACTCGGGGTTGTGTCCGGACCAGTACGCCGCGAATTTCTTGGAGGCCAACTCGGTTTTGCCGTGGCGCGGCCCCATGTTTACGATGACGCGTTTTGTTTTTCCCGCCAAGAGGCTTTCAAGTTTCTGCGCGAGCAACACGTGGTGCCTCCCGGTGATGTACCGGGATTTCGGGACCGGGCTGTGGTCCTTGGGGTCGGGCATGGTGAAGCGGACGTATTGCAGCAAGTCGCCTTGCGCCTTGTCCGCCGCCAGAAGCCGTCTGAGGATATCTTCTTGAATGGTCATTCGCACTCACGCTCAAAAGTCAGGTTCGTCTTGTAGTCGCGGCGCAGGTTCCAAGGCGCGTTTTTGGCCCGCCAATCGACTTCCTCTTGGGTGAAGCGCCGGGGTTCTTCGACGTCGCAGAATAGCGCCTCAGTAGACGGAGCCGTCACCGGGGGTTGAGGGGAGCAGCCAGCGAGGATCAGGGACGCGGCTAAGATCAGGTAAGTCGTCAACTGTTGCATCGCTTTGCGCATCCTCTTTGGTGTTTGCGGCGCGGGCCTGCCAAGCCATGAGCGCCAGTTCCTGCCGGGTGATTTTCGCCCGGAGGTCTTGGTTGGTCTTGTAGATGACGAAAACCCCGCCTGCGGACGTGATGGACACGATGACGGACCCGAGCAGGAGGTAGCCTCGTAGCGCCCCAAAAAGTGTCATGGCTTGTACTCCCTCCAAGACAGTTGCCAGTGCGGGCCGTCTTTGAATGTTTTCCAGTCACCGCCCCATTCAATCTTGACGTTCTCGGCGGCTGCGGCTTCCTTCACGTATGCCGCGAGAATGTAGAACAGCGGCCAATCCCACCGGATGCTTCCGGCGACATAGGGCGCGATATCCACGGCGTGGCCGGTGAGGTGACGGCTGTTCAGCGTCGTGGTCGCGCCTGCGGCCAGCAGTTTCTTTTGCCGGGCCAACGTGCGGACGCCTTCAACGATTGAGAAGTCCACCGTGGAGATTTCGAGGGCGTGGCGCATGACACAAATCAGGTCCGTGTGGACGCCCTCCAGTCGGCGCTCGCTGAGTTTGCCGAAGCGAAAGTCTTTGGTCATGGGCGAACCCCCGGTGCGTCCGTGTCGGCGTGAGGCACGAACAAGGTTGAGTGGGTGAGCCACGGCAGGAAACTTGCTGTATGGCAGTCGTGGACGGCGTAGGCGGACGCGTTGGCGAAGAACTCGTCTCGCGTCATGGTCATAATCCACGGACCCACGTCGATCTTGCCGGGGTCATAGTTGTGCCTGCGCGCCGTGGAGGACGCAGTGACCGGGATCGTGCGTCCGCCGGAGGTGGCGTAGCGCCATTCCACGTGGTCAATGGCGCAGTCCCGGTATTTCTCCACCGTGCCGGAAACGAGGACTTTACCTTCGATGGTCTCGGTCACGCGGAGGTCGATGAGCGCGGACACGACAGGCCACGTCCGGCCCTCGAAACGGGGGATGGTCTCCAACACAAGCGACGGCCAGAAAAACAGCAGGACCAATGTCAGCCAGCCGTAGCGCATGATTGTGGACCAAAGCTTGTTGCCGTGTGTTCTCACTTCTTGCCCCCCGGAGGTGCGTCGTCCTTGGCGTTGCGGAACCAATTGATGATGCTGCCGGGGCTTTCGCCGTTCTGGGCCTTAAGGATGATAGAGCGCAGCGTATGCTCGCCGGTCAGGGCCATAAAGGCCGCGATGGCGTAGGCCGCGCTTTCGCTCTGGATATCGAACCACTCCAGCACCAGCGGTGTCATGGCTACTGCCGCGAGGACGGAGCCTGTCGCGGTCGCGGCAACACCTAATTTGGTTAGGCGTTCGGACGTCGTTATCTTGAAAACGATGGCCAGCCCAACGATTATCCAAAACTCTAAGGCTTGGTTAAAAAGTTTCATATGTCAGTACCACTTTCCTACGGCGTGGAGGGACACCGTTACGGATGCGGTGCTTGCGCTTGTTCCTGTCCGCCAAGCCATGAGGCTCGTGACTGCGGTTGCGCTAAAGGATTGACAGGATGCGTGCACCAGCCGGGCCACGTCGGCCGCGGTGTTTACGCGGGGTGAGATTGAGAGCGCAGCGATGGACGAGAATGGCTCTGCCCACGTGTGGCTTGCCACTGCGGTTCGGTTCGGGTCCACGAACGTGCCGGTGCCGAGGGCCGTCGGGTCTCCGAGGGAGACGTCCGCCCATTGTTCCATGGTCCCGTCCGCGTATTTGATCCAGCGGTTGGGCGATGTGCCGCCGCTTTCGATGATCGCCCCCGTGGGGGTTCCGCCAGACTGGCTAACTGTGCCGACGGGGCGGCCAATAGGCGTGCGGACGCCGCTCTGATCGCCGACAGACCAACCAATGCTCGGCTCGAAAATGAGGGCGCGGGTGTAGTCCATGAGGCCCGAACCGGCGGGGCCGACGAGGGAGATGACCCCGGTCCCCGAGGTGTTCGTGACTTGCATCGCGTCGCCGCCGTCGAGGCTGTCTTTCGGGTGGACAGCCACCGCCCCCGCAGAGGTCTTGGTCAGAACGCCGGGCTGGGCGAAAGACAGCAATCCACGTGCGTAGCTTGTCGCGCCGGTGGTTGGGCTCGAACGCAGGTTGCCGCTTGCGACGTACCCACGAGAGTTTGCCGCCGCCCACGTGCCGGTGCCTTCGAAGGTAAACTCGTCGCCGGAGGCAACGGCGATGTTTTCACTGAACAGGTTGTTCGTTATCACGAAACCATCCAGTGTTCTGGACACGGCGGTTGTGTAGAAGCGGACATAGCTGTCCATCTGCACGTCCGCCGGGGCGAGGACGATGAACGTGTTGTTTGCGAACAGGGACGCCGCTTCGCCGAAGCCTTGATCGACGTCCCAATGGACTACGCCGTTGTCGATGTAGTTGTTTGTTATCACTGAGTTTTTGGTTCTGAGGCACATGCTGATTGCCTCTTTCCCGACGGGCGTGGCCTTGGCTGGCGTGCCCTCGTCAGTGCTGCCGTTGAACGGGTGGTTGCCGATTATCTGCATTTTGCTGCCCCACGCCCGGATCGGGACGAGGCAGTAGAACGGCGTGTTGTTGACAATGCGGCTGTCCGTGGTGCGGACGTCGATCAGGCAGGCGGTGCGCTCGTTCCAGTCGTCGAAGTTGGTCTCGTTGAAACTGTACTGGCACCAGCGGTTGTCGGCGATGGTGAGGTCGCCGTTCTGAGACCCCTTCGCGTAGACGCCAAACTCTTTGGGGGCGTGGCCGTAGGTGTTCCAGATGCCGCAGCGGTGTTTTGTGTCCTCAAACTCCACGAAGCCGTTGGCGACGTGGTTGCCTTCAAAGGCCATGTCGCGGAAACGAACGCTAGTGGCCCGGTCGGAGCCGACCTTGTTGACCTTGAACATTGGGTTGCCGTAGCCGTAGTCCGACCGGCGTTCGTCCTCCACGCCGGGCGCTCCCGCCACCCAACTTGCGGACGCGAGGGCAACGACACGCATGTCGCAAATGTCGATAAACTTGTAGCCCGACATGTCGATTGTGTCTGATATGGCGATATCTTCACTCAGGCCGGTCACGGTGGCTTGCGCCGCTTGGGCGGGCCACTGCTCTTCCGTGAGACTGAGGGAATTGGCGTAGGTCGTGGCGCGCTGGAGGGGGGTCGTCATGTCCGTGACGCCGGGGAAGGTGTTCTGGCCGAAGTGCTGGACGGCGATGAAGGGGTCGGCGGGCGACCACTTGCTGGAGCCCGCCGTCGTCATGGCTGTGCCTGCGGCGTCGCGCTTCAAATTCAAGATCACGCCGTTGGCGGCGTGGAACCGGAGGCGGGTCACGCTGCCGGAGATGGTGGCTGCCTCTGCGGTCGCATAGTCGGCGTAAGTGGGGTCCGTGGCGGGACCGGCAGGGCCGGTGTCTCCCGTCAGGCCGGTGGGGCCTGTGGGCCCGGTGGGTCCGGACAGTCCGGTGGGGCCTGTGGGTCCGGTTGGGCCTGCGGGTCCGGTTGGGCCTGCGGGTCCGCGAAGTGAACCGAGGTAGTCGTAGGACGCCGGGGCGTCGGCGATGGTTGCTTGCAGCAACATGAGGTCCGTGCCGGTGTCGTGGATCACGTAGTCGCCCACGCGGAGGGTGGCGGGCGGCGCAGCTTCGGGGTCGTCGGCGGTGAAAAGGAGGCGGGTGCCCGCCTCACCTGTCTGGCCGGTGAGTTGCAGTCCGGGGGTCCAGTCGCCGGGGGTGGCGCTGGCCTTGTAGTAAATCTGGCCGGTTTCGACGTCCAAGAACGAGAAGAACGCCGCTTCACTGTCGTAGGTGGTGCGGTCCGCCGTCAGACCTTCGGCGTCCGCCGTCAAAGATTGGCCGTCGTCGCCCCGGATGGACTGGAGGTCCGGGGGTAGGATCAACCATTCCTCCCTGATCCGACCGTCTGGGTCGATGGTTTGCCGAATAAAATCAATGACGTTGCCGAGGGTTGTCCACACCCGGTTCAGTTCGTTGTCAATCTGGGTGCCCTCGTGGGGCTGCGCTGGCTTTGTCTCAGAGAAGCTTCGGAACGAATACTGCCTTTGGGACTTTACAGGGACCGGTTCTGTCATGAGGTTCTCGCAAGGAAAGGTTGTCCTGTTTGTAGGCTGTTTAACCTACAAAAGTAAGACAAAATTACGAAAACAGCGGTTTAGACGAGATCGTCAAAAAGTCTGTACAACACGCGCTTGGTATGTCGGGGCAATAGGAATATTGCGCGGCCCGGCGGGGGAGGCCGGGGGGTCGGGGTCGGCGTCCGGGGTCGGCGTCCGGACGTGGCCATGGACGCCGCGTCCTCCGTGTGCCTCACGCCCTGCGCCCTGCGTCCTGCACCATCACCCCCTTTGCAGGGGAGCGCTCGACCCTTTGCCCCGTGTGCTTTGGGCGTGGTGCATCCAGCATATGCCGGATCAAGCGCCGGATCTGGCTGCCACGATGGCTGCGAGGGCGTCCTCCATCTGGCTGCGCGACATCTCCTTGACTGGCGTCGTGAGGTCTTGAGGCTCGCGCTGGTTGCGACCAAGCATCTGCGTCATCTCTGCCAGTGTCCGCGCGGCTTGCGCCTTTGCTGCGGCTGGTGCGTCGCCGTCTTGCATGATGGCGCGCAGTGTTTTCCTGACTAATTCGCTGTCCGACAGTTCAACATCTTGCATCTCTTTCTCCTTTTGAGCGCGTGGCCGCATCCTACAATGTCGGCTGGCTGACTGTACATCGGCACTTACGATAACCTACTTGCCCATTGTCACCGCATCCGCCGCATCTGCGGACGCCAGGCGCACCAAACAACCTGGCGCGAGATCCGGGCTGCGGACGTGGGGCGCAACAAAAAAGCCCGGTCCGCTGTTGTGGCGGGCCGGGCTTCATTTCGCTTGGTGGCGTTATATCGCTGCGCAGATTGCTTCGACCAGTGCGAAGGCTGCTGCGCTTGCGAGCAACAGCCTGACCGCTTGTGCGGGCCTATTGCGCCCCATCACCTGCCAGCACCTGACGCCTTGCCGCTGGCCAGCAATACTTGCGCCACCATCTCGGGCAACCGGGCGACGTCTGTACAGTTCACGGAAAAGGACGGGCCGAAAAGATCCACTATGGCGCTACAATTCAGCGCCACCGCGACATGCTCCACGCCTGACCGGCGGGCGCGTGCAAGCTGCTGTTGGGTCGCTGTTGGGTCGTGGGGGTCTCCGTCACACAACCAGACGCACACCCGGCGCTCGGTCCTGCGTGCCGCAAGTTGCCGGGTGGCCCATTTAACCTCTGCCGCCATTGGCGTCCCGCCTCTGGGCTGCAATTCGCCGCATGTCCGGACGAGATCCAGCACACCTCTGTCACTTCCAAAGCGCTTCACCTGCGTGATTGTCTCAGGAATGTCGCTGCCTGCAAACATAGCGAGCGCGCTCTCTGCGCCTGCTCGTTTCAGCGCGGGCATCATCGCCTCTAACATCGCGATGGACGCCGCCCACAAATTTGTCTGCCCTTGGCCAATGGCGGTCTCGTCAAACATACTGCTGGACGCGTCCAGCATGATCTGGACCGCCGTTGTCACGCCGGGGGTCAGTTCTCGTGTGGTGTACAGATCCCGGCATCCGGCCAAGGCGCGAGGCATCGCTCGGGCGTCCAGTCGGCCAGCCAAGTTGCGCCGTGTGATTTGAAGCTGCTCCACGCTACGCAGTCCGCGCCGGAACGCGTCCGCCATTTGGCGCGCTGGCATCGCGCGCTTGGCCTCCGCCAGATAGCGGGCGTAATCTTTGAGGATGGGCGTGTAGTCGCGGAGCTGGTACATCTTGCGCCGCCGTTTTTGGTGGTCCTCGAAGGTCGCGGCGTCCGCGGACGGGACAACTGCGTAATTAGCGCCTGCCGCGTCCTTGCCGCTCCGGGTAGGTGCGAGGTCCGCCAATAGTTCTTCTCTTGTCTGGGGAAGATCCGGGGCAATGTCGCCGGGGCCGCCCTGACTTGCGCCTTTGCCTTGGCCCTCGCCTTCGCCCTCGCCTTGGCCGCCGCCTTCGCCTTCGCCTTTGCCTTGGCCTTCGCCTTTGCCCTCGCCCTCGCCCTCGCCTTGGCCTTCGCCTTGGCCTTCGCCTTGGCCTTCGCCCTCGCCTTGGCCTTGGCCTTCGCCTTGGCCTTCGCCCTCGCCTTGGCCTTCGCCTTGGCCTTCGCCTTGGCCTTCGCCCTCGCCTTCGCCCTCG